TAGAACGGTGTTAGTTGGAGATTACTGTGGCAGTCCAGTTGCCAGCAATGTTTCCGTAAGATGTGAAGTCCAACGCCACAATATTCGCGTTGTAGGTCACGACGCTATCTGGAAGAATAGCCGTCCGATTGTTGTCGTAAATTTGAACCAGCGGGAAATCTTCGCCAAGATTGTGCGTGACGACTAGGACACCGTTCGACAAATTGCCAGAGGTGAACGTCCGCTGATACTTGGAAGTCTCGGCTGTGATGGTGACTTGGCCATTCGCCATCGAAACAGAGATGCCGTCACCCGCAATGATGTCGTCGGGCGACAGGAGGGCGGTCCAAATGCCGCCGGAGTCGATTTGGAAAACGCGATTCGTGGTTTCGCCACGGAGAATGTAGAGGCTACCCGTCGGGGCCGCCACGCCTGTAGGATCAGCAGTTCCTTGCAGCAGTTTAATGCCCCGTTTGCCAATGGCATACGAGTCGGACATTGTCCCAGCATGATTGCTGAATACAGATTGAGATGACATGTCGTCTCCGGGCGATCTACCGCAGTATTTAGCTTCTTTTGAAATCCTTCGACAGATCGCTGTTCTTAGAAAGTAGCGTCGTCGATGCCCGCCTTACGTAGTTGAATAATATGACCAACTTGGAAGTGGAGGACTTCGAGCCCTTTGTAGATGCCCAGAAACATGTTCCGAACGAGAGCGACCTGTTGAATGAATTCGCGAAGAAGAACCACCTCGGGTTCAATATCCGCGTATTGATCCGCCAACCTTTCCGAGAGTTGGCGATTGTAGTGCTCGTAAAAGTGGCGCTTCTTCTCACCCTTCACTCGGTCATACTGGATTTCGAGGAACTTGAGGATCGCCTCAAGCTCGTGCCATTGGCCGTAGCGATACTCAATCAGGCCGGGAAGACGCAAAGACGTGTCGTCGATGCGTGTTCCTCGGTCTGGGGTAAGGTCTTTGCGAGCGTCCTCGTATTCGTTGTAGTAGTATTCGAGAGCGTCGCCCAGCGCCTTGTGGAAGTTCACTGGATCGGCGGCAACTTTTGCATACCAGCGAGCCATCAGGTCTTAGTCTCCGTATTCATCGTCTTCTTCGTCTTCATCCCCAACATCATAAAGGTCGGCGAATGCTCGACAGAGGTATTGATCCTCGTCCATGATGTCGATCATGTCCCGAGAATCGAACCCGTATTCCTCAAATGCGCGAAGAAATGCGATTGCCATTTCAAGACGCCGGGGGCTTGGAATATGATCTCGGACCAAATCCCAAAGTTCTGCTACGACCTTACTCTCACTATTCATGTAAACTACTCGTTGGGGTTAAAGGATGAAATTACACGGACTGGTTGGTCCGTGCAATTTCTACTTATCTCAAGGAGTTAGTCGTCCTCACCTTCAACGTAGTTCGCGCCTTCCGTGTGGTCGAAACCTTCCACACCCGGCTTCTCAACGTCCCACACGTCCTTCTCGGCCATGATTTGGTCAAGCCAGCCGTTGGTCCGATAGTTCTTCTTGTAGTCCTTCAGAACTTCGCCGGTCACCGGGGAGGTGTAGACCCAGCGTTGTCCGTCCTTGACAACAAGGCCCTTCTTTTCGAAGAGATCGAACAGACCCGAATAAGGGTCCATGCCCTTGTCGTAGGGGATGTTGATCTTCAGCTTTTCGAAGGGTTTCGCGTAGCGAGACTTGCGCACGACGGTCGAAGACTTGATGCCCGCGACTTCGCCGTCCGTCAGCTTCACGCCGTTCTCGTCTTCCTTCAGGAGAAGCTTGTTCATCTGAATGATGACGGACGAGGCGAATTCCAACATCTTGCCGCCCGGAATGGTGTCCGGCTTGTATTGGTCTTGGCTGTCGTAGACGTGGTTGGTGGCCAGAAGACCGATGGGTTGCGAAGCGATCTTGGCCATCATCACGCGCAGCATGGCGGTGATCTGCTTGGCCTTGATGCCCATGTCGCCCTTCATGTCGCCTTCCATGAATTGCTTTTCTTGGTTCGGCGTGATGAGCATCCCGAGGGAGTCGATGATGATGAGCACCTTGGCTCGGTCGGCGTAGGGCTTCGGGTCGTTTTCGGTGCGATACAGGTCGATCACCATGCCCAGCATGGCGGCCACGTCATCGACGGTGGCGCCGGACACCTTCATCATCTTGGAGGGGTCGGTATCGACTTCGAGGGCATTCAACCACGATTCGTCGAGCGCGTTTTCCGTGTCCACGAGGATCGGAAAGACGCCTTTGGCCTGCGCGTCCTTGATGAGGTTCGCCGAAGCGATGTAGGATTTGCCGCTGCCGCTGTCGCCCGCGAACATCGTGAACTTGCCTTCGAGCGGCACACCGCCGTCGAAACGGTCACAGATCAGATAGTTGAGTGCGTAGCAGCCGGTGTTCAGCCAAGTCGTCGGGTCATTGAACCCGTAGGACAAGCCTTGGATAGACTTGTCGATGCCCTTGCGGAGCTTGCCGAGATCGAAGGGTTGAGCCATGTATTCCTTTCATCCACGCGCACGCAGTTCCGCGAAGCGCGCGGTCATCATTTCAAGAGGTGAAAAAGGGGGCGGCCCGAAAGCCGCCCCCTCGAAGGCGATTAAGCCTTGTTCATCGTCCGGTTCTTGATGCGCTCAAGAATCTCGTGCGCGTTCGCCGTGGCGGCAGACGCAACGGCCGGAGTCGTGGCCGGTTCGTCGTCCTGCGCGGCGGGCGCAGCTTCGCGGACAGCGGCCGGAGCCGAAGTCGCCGCCGGGGTTGCCGCACGAGCAGCCGGAGCAGCGTCGCCATCGCGGTCACCATACGGGCGGTAGTATTGGCCGAACGAAGCCACGTCGAAGGGACGGCCAGCGACCGAGTCTTCGAACATCGCCTTGATCGCGTCCAGTTCGGTCGCGTCGGGACGACGGCCGAGATAGTCCGCGAGGTTGAACAGGCCATGCGTTTGGATCGCGGCTTGCTCTTCGTCGCTCAGCGAGCGGGTCTTACGCGACCATTCCGAGGTGGAATAGTTCGAGTAGTCGCCCTTCTTCGTCTTCCGAATGCGGAAGTCAACGCCACCGATGTAGTCGGTCGGCATGTCTTCCATTTCCGGGTCCATCAGGCTCTTCTCGATGATTTCGAAGATCGACGGGTTGATGACGAAACGGCGGATCGGGTTCTCGGGCAGGTTTTGCTCTTCGAACGGCGACGAGACCACGAAGCCTTGGAAGATGAAGGACTTCTTCTTCCAGTAGGTGCGGGCGGTCGCTTCCTTGGCCGGGTCCTTCCACCACGGACGGGTGGCGGTCAGGATCGGGCAGGAGTCACCCCACATTTCCACGCAGGGAACGGTGACAGTGACGGGCTTGTTGGTCGGGTAGTCTCCACCCTCGACGCCGTCGAACGGCATCTTGATGACCTCGCGCTTCACCCAGAAGAAGGTGTTGTTCGGGTCCTTGTCGGGGAGAAAGCGGACGGTGGCAGTTGCACCAACGTCGATGTTCCAGAAGGCGTAGGACGCATTGTCCCCACCACTGGATTGGGTCTTATTGCCGCGCTGGCTCTTTTCCTTCTGAGCCTTCAACGCTTCCATGATTTCTGCTTTGGTAGCCATAATACTTGCCTCTCAAATTTGCCAAAAATTGCTTTTGTATTGCCATGATCCGGTCAGCTTCACGCCTTTCCGGTAGTAGTATTTATCTTCGTGGACGGTGAAATGACCGTCCAGAACCCCAAATTCGCATCTTTTTTTTGGGATCGCAATATTAATCGTTAACCATAAAAAGAGGGGAGAAACCCGAAGGCTTCTCCCCAGTTCTATAGGACTTACACAATGGACTTCTCAATCCATAGTCAGAATACTAACCGCCACTGATGGCGTCAATATTTTTGGTTAACGAACCCAAGGCATACCAGCCAGAGCGCGAATGCGGGAAATGTGATCCGCGTCGGCGTCCGGCTTGGTGACTTCGCGCTTCAGGTCTTCCCCTTGGTTGGTCGGGATGACCACGTCTGCACGGCTCAGTTCGCCTTCCGAGAGCTTGTAACCAGCCTGTGTCAGCAGGGGTTCGACTTGGCTGAACAGCGATTCAGCGAATTCGCTCATGTCATACACATCGCCCGATAGGCCAGTTGCTTCCTGAACCTTGCGGTCCAGATAGTGGGTCAGCAGGTTCAGGATGAAGCTCTTGTCGAACTCCTTCTCGTCCGAACCAATTTCCTCGTCGCCCCAATTGAAATCCGAACCGCAGTCGGCCAGAAAGGCTTGCGGGTCGAAATCGTTGGCGACTTCTTCCGCGTCGCGCTCGATGTCTTCGTCGGACGAGGCTTCATAGCCATAGTCGTGGTCATCCGGGTCGTGCTCGGAAAGCACGCGGCTCGGCGCCGTGGAGTTCATCCACTCGGAGAATTCACGGACGGCTTCACTCTTTGCGGCAATGCCCTCGTCGAGCGACATACCGGCGAGTTGGATGGCGTGCATCGCGACGCGGCGCAGGCTCTTTTGGCGGCCTTCGTCGTTCTTGTTCTGAAGCTGCTCAGCAACGTAGCTGAGGAAGTTGACCATGCTGTCATTCTTCACTTCCGGCACGATCTGGCTGAGCTTGTAGGAAAGCTCGGCGTCCTTGTTCAGGAACTTCGGCTTGCCGGTGCCCTTGCCGTCGATGTCGGCCATTTCGTCCGACGGAGCGTGGAACAGGTCCAGCTTGCCGCTCTTGAATTCGTTCCATGCGCGGGTAGAGACCGGGCGGCCGACAACCGTGATGGAGTCAACGCCGGAACCACCGCAGGACGTGCAGAGACGGTCGCCCGCCATCATGCCCTTGCCGCCGCACGCTTTACACGGCGGCTCTTTGATTTCGGTGGTGGCGCCTTCTTCCATTTCGCATTCGCCCATGTCGCGGATCGCTTCGGCGACGCTGGTCAGAACGTTCTCTTCGAGTTGCAGGGCTTCGGTCGTCAGCAAGGCGCGCACCTCGGTGATGTCGATGGCCGTGTTCTCGTCGTTACCCTCGTTCAGGGTGTTGACCTTGTCTTCGATGGCTTCGGCCAGCGCCGACCACTTGTCCGGGTTGTTGGCGCGATAGAGGCGCTCGAACGTCTTGCGCATCTCGTGCATCTGGTGGCGGCAGGTTTCGCGAACTGCGAGGGCGCCTTCACCCAGAACGACGGAATTGGTTGCGATGTGGCCGGAAGCCATGCCCAGATTGGCATAGTCGGTAGCCATGCGCATGATCTGCTGGCCGACCGTGTCGGCGAAACCGCCGCCTTGGTTGACGTGCTGCGTCATGGCGCGGGCCGGGGAAAGCTGGCGGGTCGGGAACATGAAACGTTCTCCAACGGCGTTCTCGACGAAGATAGCGTCGATGTGACGGCCGCGCGCGCCCATGATGTTTTCGTCAATCTTCTTCGAGTGACGGACGATCATGCGGGCGTTCTCAAGCTTGAGGTAGGAACTGCGCGTCGTTCCATACATGCCTTCGAGAATGTTCATTGGTTCCTCTTTCTTGTCCTCCGTCACAGACGCTTTCGACGCGAAATCGGTAGGCTCAAGATCGCGGCTGTGGTGTTTGACGTTGAAAATCATGTTGTATTTAGTAGCTGTCCTACGGAGAGTTTGATCTAGGCTGAGCACGTCAGCGATGTCCGTAGAGGCCCCGAGATAGAGGCGAATGCTGCTGTTATCCCCCTCGTCTACTAGGGAAACGAGCAGGTTTGCGGGTTTGGCGAAGAAGCGACGCGTTTCTTCCGGCTTGTAGACCTGATTGCCGTCGTCGTCATACATCATCACCGCATAGTCATAGGAGCGGAGAATCTGAAAGACCTCGGTGGCTGCGGTGTCGAGCGAAATCAATTGGTGCTCCCAAAATCCTGTAGTATCGTATTTATCCGCCCCACCCTCACCGTCGCTGGAATCGAAATGGCAGACGAAATTAAGACCACGAGCCTGATGGCCATGATTCGCCACGAGCGAGATCGCTACGACCGGGATTACGGCCGATCCATGTATGAAGGCGACTTCCGGCGCGGGCGGCGCCCCGATAAAGGGGAACTGATGGAATATGCCATGAAGGTGTTGATGAACAACGCCGATCTGGCTCAGCGACACGACGCAAAGGCGGCGATGATCGGCGAATACGCGCGCTCGGCCGAGGCGCACTACGCCATGGAAGCGGCCGATATGACGAACCGGATTTTTCGTTCGGAAAGCATCATGCGGGGCGAACTGAATGACGCCAAATACGATGCAGCCCAGCTTCGGAAAATCGTTGGTGGCCTTGAACTGGCGCCGACAGTCGTTCGGGTGGCGTGGTCGCAGGAAGCCGACGACTGGTGCTCCAAGATCAAGACCCCGTTCCAGATGGTTCGAGACGGTGGTCAAGCCCTCTACTGCTTCTCGAACATGAAGACGGCGGCCATGTTCAAGCTGTTGTTCGCCTGATGGGCTGGATTTCGCCAGTTCCGTTCTTGCTGGATGTCACCGACGAGTCGGAATCGTTCAAGACCATGCGAGAAGGGCACACCGGCCTGCCGGTAGCGCCGCATCCCGGCTCGTTCGGTTTCGAGCGTAAGCATCACGTCCACGAGGGCGTCGATCTCTACGTGCCGGAGGGCACGCCCGTTCACGCGGTGGAAGACGGCACAGTGGTCGCGATCATGCCATTCACGGGCTTCGGTGCCGGATCGCCATGGTGGCACGACACATGGGCGGTGATGGTGAAAGGCGAGAGCGGGGTCGTGCTCTACGGCGAGATCAAACCCCTCTTGCATCTGCATGGTCTCGGTGACGTTGTGCGGCAAGGGGAAATCATCGGTCACGTCACGCCTGTCCTGAAGAATGACAAGGGGCGGCCGATGTCCATGCTGCACCTTGAACTCTACGAGCACGGTGTGCGGGAGCCCGTCGAGTGGCTTCCCGGTCAGCCTAAGCCGAAGGGCCTTCTGGACCCCACGGCGAAGCTCTGCGGTTAGGACGTGTAGTTCTTGCCGCCCCGGCGGCACTTGACCTGCCACGCGCTGTTCGACTTTTCGCGCGAGCACATGCCCAGCTTCCCGTTCGGGTTCTTCAGGACGACGCCCTCATAGGCGGGGGTCTCGATCAGCGTCTCGAACAGGTCTTCGAAGCCCTGCGTGTAGTTGCGGGCCACCCATGTGTGATCGTCGATGACGAAATGGGTGTAGGTCTTTTTGCTGGTCGGTTTCACGAGCAGCTTGTGCAACAGCGCTTGGCGCTCGGCGAAGGTCGTGCCGACGAGATACTCGCCATCGGCCACGAGGATGTCGTGAATGTAGTTCGTGTCGCGCGGGCCGTCCGACACCTTGGAGTGCATCAGTTCAGCCAAGAACACATACCAGCCGGTGCCGGGCAGGTTCTTGAAAGGCGCGGCGGTGTGGGCGCTCGGAGCCCACAGCTTGTGTTCGTCGTTGTGGCGGGACATCGCCTTGATCGTCTTGCGATCCGGCGCGACGGCCATCACGTTGCACGTCCCGTTCATCTTGGTCTGGGCGATCCAGCCCTGTTCCTCGTAGTGGCCGAGCAGCGCCTTCGAGATGACGTTCTCCGAACCCGGACGGGGCGGCCAGAGATAATGCCAGTCATCGAAGCGCATGAAGTTCTCCTGTGCAACCACAAGAGAAACCTACAGCACATCTAGGATTCGTCAAGTATTTTGGCTTACGAACGCTGGGTGATCTGCACGTCGAAATCTGGCAGTTGCTTGGGATCGAGGTTCTCGTAGATCGTGATCCGGCCTTGGTATGTCGGACCAAACTTCTCCACGAGGGACGCCTTCATCTCGTCATGCAGGCGGGCTTGTGCGTCCTTGTATTTGGCCGCCACTTCGGCCTTGGCGCGATCCAGCGCGTGCATCTGGCCGCGCAGGCTGTGCAGTTCGGTGAGAGTGTCAGACATGATCTTCCGGGTGTTCGAGCGCAGAGAACGAGGGAGCCAGCGGAACGACGAAATAGCGCATCAGGGCGTTGTCCACGGTGCGCTGAGCGTTGCCGCGCCATGCCGAGACCGCCGCATCATGCGAGGTGTAGAGGCCGACGATGTGGATTTTTTCGGGGTTGCGAAAGTCGATTTCGACGCCACCGATATCCGTCAGTTCTCCACCGAGAACGAGGTGTAGTTGTTGATGCATGGGAACTCTCAAATGTTTCGTGGAATATAATGGACCACGAAATCGAAGGCTAGTGCTTTGTGAAATACCCCGTGAGATGCCACACGCAAAAAGCGAAAATCGCGAGCATGACAATGACGGCGATGCTCACCCGGATCGTCCCGACGTAGATGCGCCAATCGCGGGCGCGATCCACGTCGTGCTTGTTGTCTTCGCCGGAAACGAATGAACCCTGCCATTTCGCACCTGTCCAAACAAAAGCGCCGCCGGAGTGTGTGTTGATCCACACATCTCCGACGACGGGATTGCTTGGTGGCGAGGACCCTTGTTGGCTAAGAGTGAACGCCATCGCGGTTTAGGCGGCCTTGGTCTTTTCCTTGGTCGGGACCAGCATCTTGCGGGCGATATCGAAGGCGGTGCCCAGATCGTCGTCCTTCAGGGTCGGCTTGATGGCCGGGACGGAGATCAGCGGCAGCAGGTCGAGGGCCTCTTCCACGGTGATGCCCTTGGCCGAGAACAGCGCGTCGAAGGCGCCTTCGCCGACCACGGTCTTCGACTTGCCCTCTTGCTTCAGGAACAGGTCTTCGGGGATGCCCTTCACGCCCTTGAGGGCCTTTTCGATGGCGCCCATGATCTTGGCGTCGGCCAGATATTCCGGGTTGATGACGAAGGTCTCGACGGTGTCCACCACGGTTTCCGTCGGAATGTTCTTCGAGGCCAGCAGGGTGATTTCGTCTTCCGTCAGGGCCGAGGCCGACGAACGGATGCGCAGTTCGCAGGAGGCTTCGGCGGCGCCGTCTTGGCCACGGAAGCTCTCGGGACGCTTGCCGGTTTCGACGCCCTTGGCGGCGAAGAGACCCATCATGGTCTCTTTGATCTCGGCGTCCTTGGACTTCTTCAGCGCGGTGAGCGACTTGATGACCACGTCGAGGCCAGCGGACACGAGCAGACCGGGGATGTTGATGAATTCCTTGGTCGCCTTGGCCTTGGTGCCGGTCTTCACGGTCTTGGCGTTGTCGAACATGCTCATGTGGTGTGCTCCCGCGTTGCCAATCTCAATAAAGGTAGATTACCACGGGAGGCGGATCGGTCAACGAAAAAGAGAGCTAAAAAGCAATATTTTTCGAGCGATTTGAGCAGAGATTCGTTAGATCACCACAGGCATTCCCTCTACCTCTTCGTAGAGTTCATCATCGTCGATGTGTTCCTTCAAATCACCCACCGAGTTAGACCAATGCAGAACCGTATCGAGCATCCGAACAACTAGAACCATGGCCATGACCAAGTCGTCATGGGAACCGGGTTTGGCCTTGAAACTGCTCTCGGTCGCAACGAACGTCTTAAGTTCCTTAATCAACTGGTCGCTGTTGATGAGCATACGACCAGACTCGATCAGGCTCTTCACGCGGGCGCAGGCGGACAACTTCTTTTTGTTGTCCGTATTCAGCCCCTTGCGGAAGCGCCGGGTCTGGCCCTTGCGCTTCTTCTCAGAGATGAACACGCCGGGGAAACGTTCTTCCCCAGTGTCTTCGATGATTTGCAGGATCGCTTCACCGATGGTGTTGTTTTCCACCGTCCAGAAAATCTCAGGGTCGCCAATCTGACGGGGGTCATCGCGCATCGTCTGCTCGATGAACATGAGGATTTTCATCAACTGGCTGACTTGCTGTCGCGGCGCCGTGTTGTTGTGCTGCCACTCGGCCACCTGAATCATCTCGGGTAGCTCGTAGACTTGGATCGCCGCGTAGTCGCGGCCGGTGCCGAGGCTGGGATCGAGGCCCACGCAGTAGGTTTTGTTCGGCGACGGGTCCTTATACCAGCGCACGTTGCCGGTGTAGAAATCCGGCGAAATGCCCTTCAGGCCGACAAGAGCCAGAGGGTTGATGAGCGTCTCATCGTCGGTGACGAAGTCGCATTCGAATTCTTGACGGAAGCGAGCTTCTCCAAGGGTCTCGCGGAACGGTGTGGCCCACGCCTCGTCACGCTCGGGATGTTCACTCCACGGCACCTTCACCGCGAAGAAATTGTTTCGGCCAAGGTGACCCGGACGGAAGTTGCCATACTCATCGACGTTGTCGATGGCGCCCTTCCAAATCTGGGCGAACTGATCTTCGTCGGACTTAGGCGTAGACGTGATGATGCACGAACCACCGGTCGAGAGAACGGGCTGAATCGAAGTCCAGAAGTCCTTCGCCTTGTTCGGCGGCACGAACGCGAACTCGTCGAGATACAGCAGGGTGATCGAGAGACCACGACCGGCGTCGGTGGACGTTGCGCGGGCAACGATCTTCGAACCGTTGTCGAAGGACATCGTGCCTTCGTTGTATTTGGTGACGCCCGCCCGAATGTGATCCGGCAGATTTTGGTAAGCGAACCGGATGCGGTCCATGATTTCGAGGGCTTGGTTCAGCTTATTCGCCGTCACGAGGATCGTCGTGTCAGCCGTGAACATCGCCTTCCACAGCAGGAAACCTGCGGCGACCGTGGTCTTGCCCATCTGGCGAGCCGTCAGGGCGATGGTGAAGCGGTTCTCGTGGAACGCCTTGATGATCTGAAGCTGGAAAGGGAACGGGTCAAAGGGAAGAGCACCCTTTAGCGGGTGCTGAATCTTCATGAAGGTCCGCATGAAATATAGCGGGTCTTCCACGCACTGCATCAACTCTTGGACTTTTTGATCCGTGTAGGCTGACTTCGCGTGGGCCGGTTTAACGATGTTTTCGGACGCGTCTTTACTCATCAGGTATGGTGCGGCCGTATTTTCAACCGCCGATTTCCAGCTATGGTTCAGTATTTAGTTGAAAATCGTGGAAAAACAGGGGTCGCCCCAAATCATCACCCGACCATAAATACAGAATGCTTCTAGGATCGGTGTGAAATGCCTTCAATTAATGATCTCCGTATTGATGCCGATGGTAACGTTTACTTCGTTAGCAATGCGACGTTGCTTGTTCCGCCCGCAGCAGATGTCAGCGCGGTCGAAACCGTCGTTGGTCCTCCCGGCCCGCAGGGTGAAAAGGGTGAGATCGGAACGGGCGTGGCGGATGTCGATCTAGCCAGCAACGGCGTTCTGACGTTCACGCTCACGTCCAATCAGACGATTATCGCCGGGACCATCCCGCCCGGCCCGCAAGGCAACGGCGGACCCACCGGTGCAACAGGTCCGCAAGGCGAGACCGGCATCCAAGGCCCGCAGGGCGAAATCGGCCCGCAAGGTCCCATCGGCAACACAGGTGTCCAAGGCCCGCAGGGCGTCCAAGGTATCCAAGGCCCGCAGGGCGATGTTGGCCCCGCTGGCGTCCAAGGCATTCAGGGAATTCAGGGCATTCAAGGCCCGCAGGGCGATGTTGGTCCGCAAGGCCCGCAGGGCGATGTTGGTCTGCAAGGCCCGCAAGGCGAGCAAGGCAATGCATCCACCGTCCCCGGCCCGCAAGGTGACATTGGTCCGCCCGGCCCCCAAGGTAATGCCGGTGCGAACGCTTATACGATTGCCGTCACTGAAGAAGGATTCGTCGGCAACGTCGAGGTTTGGCTCGAATCACTGGTTGGCCCCGAGGGCGCTGCGTCGAACGTGGCTGGCCCGCAAGGTGACATTGGTCCGCCCGGCCCCCAAGGTAATGCTGGCGCGAACGCCTATACCGTCGCCGTCGATGGCGGCTTCCTTGGCACGCCCACCGATTGGTTGAACTCTCTGGTCGGTCCTGAAGGCCCGACGGGAAACACCGGCGCCACCGGCAATACGGGCGCCACCGGGAACACGGGCACCGACGGCGTCGGTGTTGCCAACGCCTATATCGCAGACGGTTGGCTAACGCTTACCTACACAAACGCCGTCGTGGCCAATGTTGGTTACGTCGTTGGTCCGCAAGGTCCGCAGGGCGCAACGGGCAACACTGGCGCGACGGGCAACACCGGTGCGACGGGCAACACTGGCGCAACTGGCTCGCAAGGCCCCATTGGCAACGCGGGCGTGGGCATCTCGAACACCATCATCGCAGATGGTTGGCTGACGCTTACTTATACCGACACATCGGTTGCGAATGTTGGTTATGTCGTTGGGCCGCAAGGGAATGCCGGTGGCTCTGCATCCTATTTCTTCTACAAAGCCGATACGTCATCGACCAGCGCCAACGATCCCGGCGCTGGTGAACTGCGTTGGAACAACTCCACCCAACAAGCGGCCACGGCCTTGTATTTCGACTGGCTTACGCAGGACGGGTTCGACGCGCACATTCTTTTCAAATACGCGGCCACGCCAACCCGATTTATCGTTCAAGATAAAGACTTCGCCGTCAACTACCAAGTTTGGCGTTTGACCGGCACGACAGAGCATCCCGACTGGTTTGAGGTTGCGGTGGAACTCGATTCCATTGGCGGCACGGGCATCATGGGCAATAACCAAAGTCTCGCTGTCATTCTGCTATCGGATGGACCAGTCGGAAATACTGGCGTCGGCGTCTCCAATGCCTACCTGCAAGACGGTTACCTGAATCTCACATATACGAATGCCGCTGTGGCAAATGTCGGCTATGTCGTTGGTGCACAAGGTCCCATCGGCAACACCGGCGCCACCGGAGCCCAAGGCCCCATCGGCAACACCGGCGCAACGGGTGCCACCGGCCCACAGGGCAACGCAGGCGTCAATGGCTCCAACGGGATCAGCATCTCGAACGTGTCCATCCCCAATGGTTGGTTGACGATCACCTATTCCAATGCGGCCGTCGCCAACGTCGGCTACATCGTCGGCCCGACCGGGGCAACGGGTGCGACCGGCAACACCGGTTCGACGGGTGCCACAGGTCCACAAGGCAACGCAGGCGTCAATGGCGCCAATGCGGTCTATTCGAGCGTCACTCCGCTGAACCTCGCATCGTCGAACGCCGTGGGCGTGGCCAACGTCGCCTCTCGCGAAGATCACGTTCACCAATTCCCGCTGGCTTCGATCAGCAACACGATCATCACCGCAAATGGCGTGCTCACGGCCAATGACCATGGTCACGTCGTGGAATGGAATTTCGCCAACAGCAATCTGATCCTACCGAACACGATGTTCAGCGGGTTCAACTGCTTGGTCCGCGTGGCCAATGCCACGGGTGTTCCAACCTTCCTCGCAAACGCTGGCGCCACGATCCGTCAAGCCGACGGCTACACCAAAGCCCGCAAGCAATGGTCGGAGGTCTCCGTGTCTGTTCGTTCGAATGCGAACGGTGCGGTCGCTGAATACGTGCTGTCGGGAGACATGAATTAATAGGGAGGTATCAGTGCTCATCCTCCCTACCACTCGCGGAATCATCAGAAACGTCACCAATGTGCTGTCAGCATCAGCAAGTGTGGCGTGGAACACTACGTTCGGCAGCACTATTACGCTGTCGGCTCCAAATGCAACATTCACGGCTTCGGCCGCGAATGCGAACGGTTTCGGGACATTCACCAATGTCCTTCCCGCCTCGGGCCAATACTACATCGACGTTACACTACCGACCGGTCAAGACAACGGATCGGTGGATTTTCTTGGGATTTCCAATGAAGTTTCTGCCTTAGATTATCCTCAGAACACCAAATACAAAGCTTGGTATTGGAGCGGCGGTTGGTTTGGTATTGCGACCGACGATGGAACTACTGGACCAGCCCTAGTGTCTGGGACGTATCGTATTGCTATAGACCGGACCAATAGTCATTTTTACATGCAGAAAATTAGCGGCACACCGTCGGTGGTTAGAAACGCTGCCCTCCCGTCCGGCTCAAACATGTTTTTGATGGTGCTATCCCAGAGCGGCTTCACCACCGGTGGCGCAAGTATCCTGAACGGTGGGACCATCGCAGGACATGGTGGGCTCTACTGATGATTATTCTTCCTTCAATGCGTGGTGTAATTTCGAAGCCAATCACCACGCTAAGTTCTGCCAATCTTGAGTTCTTGGTGGTTGCTGGTGGTGGTTCCGGCGGCACGGCTGGTAGCGGAAACACCGACGGTGGTGGTGGTGGCGGGGGTGGCGGTGTCCTTGCGGGAAACACGACTGTTTCCAGCGGAACCTATTCCATCGTTGTCGGCGCCGGTGGCGCGGGCCATGCCAACAATGGGACTCGAAATGACGGCGCAAATTCGTCTCTGGTTGGTAACGCGACCAGCATTATCGCTTTCGGTGGGGGTGCTGGTGCGTCCAATTCTAGTCCGGGGAGCGGAAATCCCGGCGGTTCTGGTGGTGGCACCAACGGCAACACAATCGCTCCCGGTGGCGCCGGAACTGTTGGTCAAGGTAACGACGGCGGGGCCGCAACGACCGGTGGCCCAACTGGTGGTGGCGGCGGCGGTGCAACCCAAGCCGGTAGCGCGGGCACCAGTAGTGCATCAGCGCCAAACGGAGATGGCGGGGCTGGTTTCACAAGCTCAATCACCGGCACGGCTGTGGTTTATGGCTCTGGCGGCGGTGGGGGATATGGAACTGGTGGAGGAACCGGCAGAGCAGGCACCGGTGGTTCAGGAGCGGGAAACGGTGGAGCATCGAGCACCGGGGGAAGCGCGGTCGCAAATCGTGGCGGGGGCGGGGGCGGCGCGGCCAACACCGCGACTTCTGGTTCCGGTGGTTCGGGCGTAGTCATCGTGCGTTATGTAACTGGAACCCTGTCGGCATCCGGCGGCACGATCACAACATCCGGTGGCTTTACAATCCACACTTTCAACTCATCGGGGTCATTCATCGTCGCCTAAAAGAAAAAGCCCGTCGGGTTTCCCCGGCGGGCCGATCCTTATCCATACGCGAGCTTCAGAGCCGTGTAGACGACATCCGGGGACGCGCCTTCAAGGTTCAACACCACCAAAGTTTCGAGCACCTCGGAGAGGCCCTCCCGAAACTTCGAAAGCATTCCACTTCCTTCGCCGATGATGCGCCGAAGCCCCTCAATCGGCATCTCGATGGGTTCCCACTGGTCTTCCAACCCGTGGCAGGAGCAGTGCCCCCCTGAAGCCATGTAGAACTTCCCGTCATGGACGAAGATCACCTCAGCGGAGCCGCTGTAATCCTCATACTCATAGGCCGCGAAGATCACAGTTCCTTCAAAACCGGAAATGCGAAACTCGTTACAGACATCTTGCTTGCTCTTAAAATCACCAAAAAACATCTTCTTCTCCTTCTGTTCATGGGCGGACAGCGGTCCAATCCCAAGAAGAACAGTCGGTCGAAGCGTCTTCGGCAGTCGCAGAGCGAGCGCGATGTGAATCTGTATTTAGATCAGGTGGGTGTTTTTGTCAATCTTCTCGTGATTTGATCGACACACGGTCGGCATCATAGAGCACATAGAACATGCCGCCGACGCCGTGGATATTCTCGTAGCGATGGCCCGGAATGCCGATACTCCGCAGATAGAGCGAGGCTGCTTTTGGTGAACCTAGCTTCTCGGTGAGATGTCGGTAAAGCTCCGAGCCGGTGCCGCTTAGCCCTTCGGCAAACTCTGGCGTCGCGTATTCCTCGGCGTTCTCTTCCGCATCCTCGCGGTCTCGACACCAGCCCAGATCGACCCAGTCTCGCTTGATGCCCCAGCCATTCGGAACGGGGATGATCTCAATGTCACCCTTGGGGAACAGACCGTTCTTCTCCAAAATGGTTCGAACCTCATAGGGCTGCGCGGACAGGGGTTCGTCCCACTCTAGGAACTGGTCATCATCGGGAAGCTGCGCGTGATAGAGATGGCCGCGCCCGGTGGAACGCCCTTGGCGATTCCTGAACTGCTGTGCCATCTGCATCTTGTCGGCGAAATAGAGGCCCCAGCCATAGGTGTGGGAACCCGAGCCCGAATTCATGTGATCGAGTGTGAACCGATCAAACGCGTGGGGGCTTCCGTGGAAAACATCCTCGGGTAGCGCACACGCAATTACCGCTTCGAAAATAGATCGGGCCATCCCCTATTTAGGGATCAATCGACCCACGCGGCTTCCAAATCGAGGGCTTGCGGCTCGACGGCCGGGAAAGCTCGTTCGAGGTCGAGGGCGACGTTCGCGTTGTTGATCGTGTTGACCGTGCCGATTGCTGTCCCGTTCCAAACCGGACGATCATGCTCTGTGCGAAACTGAAGTCCGGCCGCCCGGATCAGCGGCACGAAATCCGCGAGAACTTCATCGTAGATATGGCGGGCGACGATGGGTCTCAGGCGGATGGTCTCGCGTTCGATGCGCTCGCGATTGCGTCGGTAGGTCGGAGATTCCTCACGCTCGAACAGGCGCGGCAGGTCCCAGTTGATTCCGGCTCCGTCGCGGTCGAAGGGTTTCGGAAGATGGGGCGCCAGCCATTCGAGTTCGTAAGCGCTCTCGTGCACCTCGCGGGCGTTGCCGATCTTCAGGATTTCTTCTTCGTTACCCGCTTGAATGTGGAGGACCAAACTGGCGACATGATCCAGCAACGGGACATCGTTGGTGTAGATGCAAATATTGCAGAGCAGAAGATCGGGGTGCTCTTTGTGATAGACGGACAGCGCACGGAATCCACCGTGCGAACTCATCAGGTTCGACATCTTCTTGAGTTCGTAGATCGCGTGTTGCCCCTCGAAGCGGATGCCTTCACCGCCGATGAACATGCGAGTGGTCTCGTTCCCCACGAGCTTGCTCAGGAACTTGATGCTGCGCTTCAGGACTCGACGTTCGGCTTCCTTGCGCTCGCGGATCATCCGTTGCGTGCGGCGAATTTCACGCTCATCTGGCTGGCGGTAGAGACCGCCACCAGCACCGTGCATGTATACGGTATTGGTCCCGCTGGTGGTGGTCACCCACCGCGTGTTGATTGTCGTGTTCGTCGCTGTGCCGATGGTGACGATGTTGTAATACGCGTTGTTGATCTGCGTCGTCATGTTCTCACGAAGACGCTGGATGGCTTCGTCGTGGGCGCGGCGGTTCTCTTGGTAGCGGCCTTCGACAAGCATCTTCACGTCCGCGAGTTCTTCGGGGGATGAATCCGCGAAATCACAGGAAGCGCGCTGCATGGTGCGGCGCATGATCTGCTTGGTCGTCTGGAACTCGAACTTGCGGTCCAGAAGGGCGATTGCGTCCCTGCTCAGCGTCCTGTGGCCGTTCTCGGCCATAACCGACGCGCATGTGCGCGAGAACTCTCTAAAGGTCTCAGGGAGGTGTCTGAGGCCCTGTAGTGAGGCCATCTTGGCGTCGGCCGGACGGTCGGCACGCCAGCGCACGTATTCCGCCTCGAAGTAGAGGCCCATTCGCGTGAGACTTTGCCAGTGAGACTCGGGCGCCCCTTGATCGAGGCGCGCTTGCTGATCGTGAGCGTCCACCACCTCGTTCGCATTGGTGGCGATCTCCATCAGATAGAAATGGGTATCGCCGCTGATGTGGCCCGCCTCTAACGAACCGTCCAGCACATATTGAACGTCGGCGGCGGGCAAGGATTATCCCCCTTGGAGAGCGGCGACACCGACCGTGCGTTGCTTGACGGCTTTCTTGCTGGCGGCAGCGTGATCGAGCTTGCCAGCCGAGTCACGGACCCGGATGACTTCCGGCTTGTTCTCCATCGCGTCGGCGCCGTTGCGGAACAGCGATGCGTCGCCGGAGGACAACAGAGCTTCGATGTCGGGGTCCTTGACCGTGACGTTCAGGCCCTTCAGGTCGCCCACCTTCTTGAGCTTCCGGCGCATATGCAGCACGTCGCCCACAATCGGCTTCATCACGAAGAAGGTCACGCCTTCACGCATCTTCTTCTCGATGAGGGCGCGGACCTTCTCGTCGTTCTTGGGTTCCCACGTCATTTCGAGGTCGCCCATCGAATTGGCAAGGGTCATGCCGCGAACGCCGTCGTCCGCCTCGGTGTCAAACGCCATATCGAGTCTCCGTGAAGGTATAGAACCTTACGCACGGGCGAGGCAGAATGGCAAACGAAATTTAAGCCCCGAGGGCTGCGCGCATCCAGATGCGGAATTGCCCCGTATTTTTCTGATAGGGACACATGGTGCTGGCTTCCAATTCCGTTCCACGCGGATGTTCATTGTGCCATTGCAAACCAGAGGTTTGGGCCTGAAAGCGTTGGACGGCGGTCAAAGTAGACGGGTTGTAAGGATACGTGTGCGGAGAGCCAGCCACAGCCGAAACAGATTCTTCTACTTCGGGCTGACCCTTGATCGCTGAGATTTCTGCCTTGATTTTGGCAGCGCTTGCGGGATCGCTGAACAGCGAGATCAGACCAAAGTGCAGAGGTTGCGGCCAGTGCCCCCATTCGCACCACTCGAAGCCTTGAGTTTCCCAATCGAGTGTCGGGGTGAATTCTTGATCCACGATGACGAGGAAATTGTAGTAGCGGAACGTGCCTTTCGCGAAAACGAAGAGCGGTTCCATCTCGAAGTGACCATGGTAGCCAGCTTCTTCGGCGACTTCGCGACGGACAGCTTCTTCCGGGTTTTCACCACGGTTGATCGCGCCGCCCCAGCCACCCCAAGTGTCCGGTTGCTCGACGTGCATCGAGCGGTGGGCGATCAGCAGGCGGCCGGTATCCATGGCCAGAAAGACGCATCCAGCGCCAGCGGCACCAAAGAATCCCGTGCGGTCGAGGGCATCGAAGTGCTCGGCGTCGGGATGTGCTTCAAACAGATCACGAACTCGCATCACGCATCTCCGATAAAATCGACGGCTTGCTTCGTGATGAGGGTTCCTTCCTCGTCGCCAACATCTGGGACTTCATCGCCGTTTTGGTCGCGAACCGAAACCAACTTGATTTTACCCTTCCCAGAATAGGTAACCGTGGCCGTGCCGTGAGCAGAACCAAGTTTCCACGGGAAATTATACGATCCGTGGTCAGATTCAAGCTCTGGCTCAAACGTATCGTTTGCTTCGTCTTCCGTGTCCTCGGTGACAGGCTGCCGCTCCGCATAGTGCGCAAGAATCTGCTGGCGATCAGCGCCGCTGGACAGTGCATTCAGCATCTCGCTGGCTTCCGACCCTTGGAGATAAGTGTCCTCGCCGGTCAGCTTGTCGTGGATGGTAACGTTGCGCAGATAGTCTTTTTCGAAGGTGAAACGCTCATCGTCCTCGTCGAGCAAATCGCTGTAGGACTCCGAGACACTCTGGTCCTTGCGAAGGTGCGTGATGAGTTCGCGAATCATGTCCTTCACGTCCTTGACGCTGACCCGCATCTTGGCCGCAAGCTTCTGGTATCCCACCGCAGTGAGTTGGACACCACCGATGATTTCATGATCGTCGATGCCAGCCTCATTCATCACAGACTGAAGGCGATCCAGCGTGAGAGTGGGGGTCATTTCGGGTCTTTCGTCGTGTCTTTCGTGCGGCTCAGCATGGTGCGCTCACCATCGGCGCCATACTGGCGCTTGTAGGTGCGCTTGCGGTCGGTCAGGATACCCTTGTCGCTCACGCCCTCGTCGGGCTTGCCGTCGCCAGCCTTGCCCAGACGCGGGGCGTCGGGAATGTCGGCGTTGTAGAGACCCTCGTCCTCGGTTTCCTGCTTCGGCATGTCCATCCACTTGAAGAGCGGATTCGGAGCATCGACCTTGCTCTTCTCTTCGCGTTCCTTCTGAACGGTGCGGAGGTAGTCGAGGAATTTTTCGTTGTGAACTTTGCCGTAGAGATCGGCCGCCGGGGTCACTTCGGAGTAGGTAGGATCGGTCAGAAGACCAGAGGGCTTCAGGCCCTTTTCCTTGGCCTCTTCGCCAATTTCGTCAGCGGCGTTCAAGCGCTCGGATTCGACTTCGGTCGGGTCGTTGGAGCCGCGCACGATGACGTGGTTCTCAGGAACGCCCAGCGCATGGCGGACTTCTTGGCCGAGAACGTAGCCGCTGGCAGGCAGACCGAATTCGAGGTCCACGATCCAAACTTCACCGGCGTCGATGTTGGTGAAATCCAGAGGGTTCTTCTGCAAGAGCGTCTTGCGCGGGCGGCTGATGTCGAGAGGCTGATACTTCATGCAGATGCGTTCGATGCGGTCCATCGCATAGTCGTCGAGCGGCACAATGGTCTTTAGACGGTAGGTGTAGGTGCGCTCTGTCTCAGCGATATACTGTTTCAAGCTCATGATTATCCCCGGAAAAGCGGTTTCTACCTATTTATCTGCATCTGGTTGACGAGATCAGAAACTCTGGCTACTAAGGCAGGATGCGAATCGAAGTATGGAAATGTGCGAGGACGGGGGCTCTCTTTGAAGAGGTCATCGACTATCGCCGCCATCTGTGCAAGCTGGCGGCCGTTCGGCAGTTCAAACGCAATCGTATCGCGCGTCTGGCGAAAGCCGATGAGGTGCTTCACGGGCGGCTGAATCTCAGATCGTTCGAAGAAATCGCTCAGTGGCTCGAAGATAACGGTCGTTTGCTGTTGGAGCGCCAACTCGTGCACCGGGCTCACGAATTCAGAATGCGCAACACCAAAGGGAAAATCCCGAAGGACTTCGAGTTCAAAGACATCACCTTCAGCGAAATGCGGTGGCGGGACCATTGCAGCAATTCGCACTCGGCCCCGAAGGGTAAGAAGACCAATTGGGGCGGTAAGAAAGGCATCCCCACGGGCTATCCCGGTTTCCGGGGACGCATTCGTTTCTTCCTGAGTGGCTATCCCGATTCTTCGTCCAATATTTTGGATGACACTGCCATCTACACGGGCAGCGGCGGTGGAGGGGGTTACGTCAGTTATGACGTGACGCTTTTCGCAGAAGAATGGCCGATGCTTACGTTCCTGCTCGGCCGATCAGACGAAACGTTTTATGGGATGCAAATCCTCGAAGGGTCAGTTCTCTGATTTCGATTCGCGAATGCGCTTGATGAGTTCGTTGCGGTCTTCCACGATGGTGGCTTCCGCATCGACCGGCACGTCCCCCATCTCGTGTTGGAGCTTTCGCTCTTCGAGATCGAGCTTGCGCGAAGTCTGCATGATCTTCATGGCTTCAAGCTGCATCTTGCGCTTCGAGTCTTTCGCATCCTGAGCGACCTTATACATCATGGTCGCTTTTTCGAAGATGGTCGCGGCCGACCGCTGATCGACGTTGAAGCCCAAGTCCACGAGATCGCGGGCGGTCTTCAAAGTTTCCTTGTGGATTTCATCCATCGCTTGTGAGTGGCCGTCGCCATCTTGGATAGCGAGAGCAGTGGCGGCTTGATCCGCAAGCGCGAGCGTCGTATTCAGCGCAGCCTCATTGGCTGCATCATCGTCATACACAATACCCGTCATGTCCTCGTCGCCCGTGGGTTCGGTGCTCTTGAGGATGTCTTCCATGCTCGGAAGGTTCAGGGTGTGTTCAATCATCTTGGTCATGTGTTACTTCTTCTTGCCGGGCAACCCGAAAAGATCGCGTTCTGTCATGATGCGGAAGTGCCACTTCCGCTTCATGCAATAAGTCATCGCAGCCGACCATTTTGCTTGGTTGATAGCTTGCGTCAGCTTCGTGCGAGTGCTTGCTTTCGCTGGGTTCCTCGGGTCTTCCTTCCACGGTTTGATCTCAACGATCTCTGCGTGCTTTCCGTTGTTCTTATCAATATATATCACGAAGAAGTCCGGCAGATACATTGACCAGTTCCCCGTAAGGGGGTTCCGGTAAGGAATGGAGATGCTTTCAGAACTCCATTGCAAGACATTGGGGTTCTCATCGAAGACCCGCATAAGGCTCATTTCCCAACTTGACCGATAGATGATTGGCGTTTTGCCAATGATCTTCTCGGGGTTCTTGGGGACGTATTCTCCTTTGCTGAAGTTCGTCTTCGCCATTTAGGTTCTCGTAAGGACAGCGCTATACGCTGAAATCTTGTCGGTCGGGTTGAGCGAGTTCGGCGAATAGTCTGTCGAGTAGCTCTCGTTGAAACCGATCTGGCTGTAGGCCGGGCGTTGAGCGTTGATGACGCCATACGATTGAGAGTTCAGCGCCAGACCGTCGCCCTCGGTGATCTGATCGCGCGCGGAGTTATCGCTCATGACCGCACTGGCCGAGACGCCACCCACCAAGTTTGCGCGGATGTAATCGGCGGCGTGACTTAGGCCGCCACTGGAACCACGGCCCAAAAGGGTTCCCTCTGCTGCATCTAGGGTCGAGCCCAGAACCGCCGCAGGCGCGCGCTGCGGAAGACCAAGCTTGGATTCGATGTCGCTGACGGCGGCAGATGATCCGCCGACCGGAAGGTTGAGCAGGGAGGACAAAACGTTGTTGCCGCTCGCGAGATAGGAAACGTCACCGGCAAGAGAGCGGCCCGTGCGCACGGCAGAACTCAGCGAACCGAAATCGAAGTTACCGAATTGTCCGAGCGACCCGCCGCCGCGCGTGTTTCCAGAATTGTTCTTCAGACCGTTCGCCTCAGCCGAGACGACGTGGCGAATATCATCGACCGAGAACCGGGTGTTTTGCGGAGAGGTGGTCGAGCGGACGGAACGGCTACCACCACCGACCACATCGAACGTGTCACCATTGAACTCGGCGTCGAAAACTGCGCTCAGCGTCGAATTGTCCGAGATCGGGGCGGGGCGGCCGTCGTTGCGATATAGGATCGCTTCGAACTCCAAGGACATGGAGATCGTGGCGGGTTCGCTCTGCGAATAGTCCATGTCGTCGGGGTCGAACGTCGCGATCTTCGGATTGATGAGATCGAACTGCGTGAACTCGCCACCAAAAACTTGGTAGACTTCGATCATGCTGAAAAAGAAACCCGATTCCAGATCGGCGGAACTGTCTTTGCCATCAGGCGTGCCGTTCGACTGACGAGGTGTGAAGCCGAACCCGGCGCCGGAATCTTGGAACTCTGCGGTGGTGGCGTCATACGACCATGCGGTCTCATTCTGGCTGAAGTCACCGAAATACCACTTCGAGTATTCGGCCCACATTTGCATGACCATGCTGTCCGCTGTGTCATACAGGGACATCTTCATGGGCTGAAGCTTGTAGCCGGTAGTGATCCGGCGCTTCTTGTTGTATTGATTGATTTCTTCGACCTGCGGCTGAACCGACGGACGGTCAAGAGACTTGACCAAGAAGCCAAGCGAATTCTGCCATCCGCTGCTGGCTTCGAGGTTTGAAGACCGGCGGAATCTAACGTAGAACTGATTTTTCTTCCTCGGAGGCGACTTACCATCCAAACCGTAGATGGTAGTCGCCTGCCGAGGACTTCTAACGAGTAGAGCCATGGGTCCTTACGTCTTAGACGTGAACGCCCCCTGCGAGTTCCGGGCTGACCGGCATCAGGCCGCCTTGCTGGGTTGCGTTGTCATAACGGACGCTCATTTCGATGGTCATGGCGTCGCTGGTCTTGTAGTCGAACTGCTCGTAGTTGACGCTTTCGAGGAAGCAGCCTTCGAGAATCCACTGTTCGAGCATTGCGTCGTTGCCGCCGTCGAGCGTTTCGATGAACATCTTGAACTTGTAGTTCGAGCCAGCTTGCGGGGACGTTTGCTGGAAGAAATTCATTTGCTTCTGCATCTGGTGACCCACCAGACGGCTGACAGCGTTCGAGATATCGTCACGAACAGTCAGGGTGATCGCCTGCCATTCGGCCTTGCCGCCGTAGTAAGCGATAGAGTTGTAGGAGTGAACTTGCTGAGCCTGTTGCTGCATCGACGGACGGCCGACCATTTCAACCTGCTGAGTGAGTTCCAGTCCACCATTGACCGGGCCGAATTGTGTGACACGCACACGGAACTTCTGCTTGGTCTTGGGCATGAGCATCCCACCACGACCACCGCCTTGAGCGCCGCCGAGAGGAACACCGAAATTTTGAAGAGTAGCCATGAATAAGTCTCCACCGGTGAGGGGTATTGTTACTTCTATTTAGGAGAATTCATTAAGCTCGGTGTTTTTGTGGCAAGAAAAAAGGCGGTCAGGGACAAGACCCCAACCGCCAACTTCCGAGTGAAACTCAATCAAACGAAAAATAACTGCTTCAGCGGGTGAACTCCCGCACTCCCATACGCTAACCGGAGCTTACCCGGCTCTTACCTTTACGCGCTAAGCGCACGCCTCCTAGTCTCCAACGCATGAGATTATAGGTTCAGGACCGAAGTCCTTGCAGGAACGTCATCCGACGTTCCAGCTATTTATCGTTCAGTTTTCTTCCAATGCAGTCGGCAACTGGTAACCATTGCCGGTTCTGCTGTGTCTCTGTGAACCAATAGACTTGCCACAGTATTCTGTGTCTTCGAGGTAATCGCTTTGTAATAGCCCTGACAATGGAGGCGGCGAATAAAAGGTAGAGCCGCGTCGAGAACGTCACTTTTCTCCACGAGAAAGGTCTCAAGTCCCGCTCTGGTGTTAACTAGAACCTTGATTGGGCGTGAGCCTGTCCGGCGCATAGTGTATGTATTTAGCGATTATGCTTGCCGGAATTAAATGCTGAGTTACACTCAGACAGTAGCAGGAGGACCCGCATGTTCGACAAGCCGAAGACCCAGTCCATGGCGAAGTTCCTCGTGAAGGAAGCTGCGCGGGTCACTGGCCTGTCCATCGAGTCCCCCGAGCACGATGGCGACAAAGCCAGCGTTTGGATTTACACCGACAGCACCAAATGGTGCGACAGCAGCGGCGCCGGGAGTTTCCGTGGCTCGTCCGAAAGCGACGCCATCAAGCGTTTCTACCGGGAAGTTCGGAAAGCCGACTGATGTTCGCTTACGACTCTCTGCGGCCCGGAGAAAAGGGCGACCTTGAAATTATGTGGGACAAAACCCACGGCCCGCAGGCCATCGCGAAGCGTGAGCAGAAAGCCCGTAGGCTGAAGAGTCGCATCAAACGCCTTCGAAAGAACGGCTACGGGGCGTGGCTTTGCTCTCTCCAACGCGGCGATGAAGTTGTCATGAGGTTCCCGTGGAACGACAAAGATTCTCCCGGTGGTGAACGCGCTCGTGCGTGGGTGAGATGGGTCCAAGAAGACCGATTCTACTGCGAATGGATGCGGTTCGGGGGCGACGCCGGAATCGCGGTTCAGGGAGCCTTGTTCTTCAAACCATTCGGTGGAGGTAGCGCGTATCATCGCGTCGAACACCCCACCCGCGAGGTGATCTATTCCGGCGATCTGGGATACGTCTTTCGCGATGAGTGGGAAGACTGGAAGCGGCGTAAGGCCGCATGGGTAACACGGCGAGCCAACAAAGAGAGGGGCACATGAAGCCTATTGTAGAGTGGCGTCTCATCACGGACCTGAGTGCGGTCGATTACGGACGGCCTGCCACAAAATGGGACATCGTGTGGGATGGTGATCCGGCCAATATCAAACCGGCGCCGGACGGCTATTCGTTCTACGGGTTCTTGGATGCGTATGTTGGCGATCTTGAGATCGGCAAGATTTCGATCCACGACACGCATCAACTGAACCATGTGCCGCGCATCACCATCAATGCCTTTTCGATTTTCTTCCCGAAGAAGAAAAACGGCGGATACGGCAAGGAATTTGGTGACGAGGAAGACTGGAAGACCCGCGCCATCAAGAAGCCGTTCGATCTCGATGCGGCGAAAGCCTACGTCGAGCAGCCGTTCTTCGATTTCTGCGAGAAAGCCCGGCTGATCTCAGCGAAGTGATTGACGGACCAAGTTGGTCAGGAAGGAATCGACCGTGGTTTCGCGGTAGCCCTTCCTGATCTTCGATTGGAAAACATCCTGTGCTTCGCCGAGGCTCGGGAAATCCTTCGTGGCCAGTGATCCACCGAAGCGACCCCAGAACGTGAAGATGCGACCGTTGTGTTTGGCGACGCCATAAATCTTGTCGCTCGTGCCCTCGGTGAACCGTGCGGCATAGAACACTTTGAAAGATGCCTCGCCTTGCGAGTTGCCGTTGTTGTTGTTGTTGCTCGAACCCTGCGAGTTTCCACCGGTTTGTGAGTTGCCCGTATTGCCGCCGGGGCCACTCTGCTTCCCATTGGGATCGGTCTTACGAAGATTGACGTGAGAAACCTTGGTTTCCTCACCACGTTTCGGGCCGGTCATCCAACGAACGACAAACAAATCGCGGTCCATAGCGGGCGGCAATTTCTGAACGATCTGACCGATAGCTCCGTTCAGTTCTACCCAATCCCCAACCTTGAAATTGCTATAGTTCTTGGGCTGCTCGCGCGGCTTTTCGCGGGGCGGGGGCTCGCGGTGGAAATTCGGGCGGGGTCTGCTGGCGCTCGCTTGACCATTTCGGATCGCGCTAAACCGAGCTTCGAACCGAGCACGTTCCTGCGGGCTGAGTTCTGCTTTCTGTTCTTCTGCGCGGGCGGTCATGCGGGCCATGGCTTCACGAGCCGCAGCTTTCTCGCCTTCGGTGCCGCCCCGATTAATCAGTTCTTGAACGCCTTGCGCTCGGGACAGGAACTTCTCAACGTCAAAAAGTTCGCAGAGAACATCTTTGACGAGGCGATAGCCTTCGAAGAGATCGACCAATGATTCCATATACCTATTTACCCATACCACCCAAAGAAAAGGGCGACCCTTGCGGGGCCGCCCAGTCTTTTCGGAGGTAGATAGGTTCTTACAGTTGGATCGTCTGAGACAGCGAGGCTGTAAGGTCGGAGCCGGTGTTGAGGATACGCACCGGGATGTAGATGAACTCGATGGCGTGCAGAGGTTTGATGGCGATGTCGATCCAGAGTTCGTTCGCATCAATACGGCTCGAAGTGTTGTTCGAGTCGTCGCAGACCACGGCGTAGTCGGACAGAGCTTGCAGACCAACCAGACCGTTCAGGAAACCTGCGACAGTCGATTCGGCCGAAGCACGCGTCTGAACATCGTTCTGCTCGAAGAGGAACGGCTTGACAATGTTGTCAAGGTTATACTTCAAGTAGTTCGCCAGACGGGCGACGTTGATGCGGTCCAGAGCCGAGAGGTTCGGGTTGAGCGTCTTCTGACCATAGATCACCAGACCACGGCCCGGAATGTAGGCGATGGGGTTGATCTTGTTGGTGTAGAGAACGTCGCGCTGGCCGGGGTTCAGGATAACCGGGTTGAACTCGCCCTCGCTGGTCAGATAACCGACCGACGTTGCGTTGGTCACCAGACCACGGCGGAAGCCTGCCGGAGCATACCACGGGTAAGCCACTTGGTCGTTGTAGGCCAAGGTGCTCAGCGCGATGGTGCTGGGCGGAATCATGACTTCGGTGCCGCTCAGATCGGTGCTGAGGCCCCACGGGTAGTAGACGCCGACGTATTCATTGGCGACGGTCAGACCATCTTCACCAGTGGATGCGACGTTGCTGCCGTTGTTGGCCCAGTTCGAGACATCGCTACCGGCCGGAGTCAGACGGGCAGGCGTGTCACCAACGATGAAGGCGACTTCCTTCTGGTCGGTGTTCAGAACGACCATTTCGTTCATCAATTCCGGGTAACCCGGCGCGGCCAGCAGATTGAAGTAGACCAGTTCCGAACGAATGTCGTCGTTCGTGCTAATCATGGATTCCAGAGCACGGACCACCATCACGCGCTGAGCCTTACGGCCCATGTGCGGCGAACCGTCAACGTCGTTGCCGCTCGCGGTCACCCAGCGACCGGTGGTCGCCAGAGGCGGGAAGACGGCCGAGCTATTACCGTTGTGGTAGCTCGTCTGCGTGTAGTTGACGTTCGGATCGAAACCACCCTGTGCGAAATATTGCGGCTTCCACTCCTTGACGTTGTTCGTCGAGTAGCGAGTGTTGAAGAGCAACATGCCGTCCGGGTAGGTGCGGGGATCGGGCGCGTCGGGGTCGAGGAAGTTCGAGAGAACCATGTCGGCCTGAAGCGTCGAGTTGTAGTTGTAGGTGCCCGGATGCGGGTTGTTGGTGTAGTTCGTGCCGCTGTCGGCGCGAGCATCGGCGAACACGATACCAAACGGCGAGGTTTGGTCGGTCTTGTCGATCAGGTTCCAACGGAGTGTGGTCGTGTCGTAGCGATAGATCATCGGGTAGTTTTCGAGATCGCTCGCGTCGAGCCACAGATCGTTGTCAACCAGAGCCGTGCCGTCCGACTGCGCGATAGGCGCCGAGCCAGCAATGATGACGCCGTGCGGGTCCGTGTTGGGGAACTTGCGGGCGTAACCTTGCCACTGGTTGCCATCGCCATACATGATGTCGGCGGCGTAGTTGGTGCTGAACCAGAACGTGCCGTCTGCGGGTTCACTGGTCGGCGGGATCGTGCCTGCTTCGTAGATCAGATTTTCCCACTGCGAACCAGACCAGCGGCGAAGCTGCTGGGTGCCGTTCGAGGCGTCGAAGCCGACGTAGATCGTTCCGATTGCGGGGTTGCCGAATGCGGAGATCGCGGCGGCATCCTTGGAGGTGTTGCCGTCGATCAGGATCGAGTTGAAGGGATAGAACGGGGCGGCGAGAGTGACAAACGCACCGGCCGTAGCATTCCAAACCTTGACCTTCCAGCTTGCGCCGTTGTTGTTCGGGTTGCCCTTGACCCACACCGAACCAGCGGCGCGGTTGGCCGGGTATTGGGGGGTGTTGGTCTGATCGACCGTCACGCCGGGAGTCACGCCGGGGGTCAGGCCGAGTGTGGTCAGCGCAGTGCCGCTGAGGTTGCTCAGGATCAGGTCTTGACCCGCCGTTTGGCGGATAACCAGAGCACCAGCGCCCGAGACTTGTGCGAGCACGTTCGGGATATTGGCGGCATTGATGTTGGTGACGATTTCGGAGAGAGCACCCGTGCCCGAGATGGTGTAGGCGGTGCCATCCCAGATCATGGCGAACGAGACGGTAATACCGTTGATCTCGATAGTGTCGGAGGTGTTGATGAGCGAGGGGTTGGACGAACCGGTGACGGTTGTCGGGCGGGCGGCCTTCCAAGCGTCGGAACCGACTTGCAGCCAAGTGCCGTTCATCTTTTCGTAGACCAGATTGTTCGACATCGTGACGACAACGGCGAACTGGCCGTCGGAACCGAACGAAGCGGACGGAACGTCAACGTCATCCATCGTGGTCGTAACGTTGCCAGCCGTGGCGGCCAGCGTCGGTTGCGAATCCCACGCGAGACCCGAGGACGGGTTGCCGTTGGACTGGAAGATACCGAACTGCGTCAGGCTCAGGTCGAGCCAGTGGGTGCCAGCTAGGGGCGGCGCCACCGGAGCGGAAGAAGAAGCCTCAAGCTGCGCCATATCAATGTCGGCGCGCAGGACGTAGCAACGGTTCGAGATGCCGAGGAACTGATACGCGGCATGGAGGCCAAATTCGTTCAGTTCATAGCCGTGAACCGCAGTGCCCTGAACCGTCTTGAAGATCGGGTTACCGAAATTCTGGATCAACTCACGCTGCGAAGTAGCGAGGAAAAGTTTGCCTGCTTGGGAAGGCGCAGTGTAGGGCGCGATGCCAACTCCCGACGAGGCCACCTTGTTGGAGGCCGTTGCCAGAATGATGAGCGGAACCGTGCCGGGACCTGCACCCCCGTAGAAGGATTCGTCGATAATTTCAACATCAACGCCGGGGCTGACAAGAATAGCCATTTTAGTAAGACCTCCGAGTAATCGTCTTTTGTGTATTTAGCCGGACACTGATTTCGGGTGGCCAAAAGAACCGTAGTTTATGACCCCTAACCGACTTCATCTGCCGCATTTCTCTATTTACTCGATTGGTTCGGCGCCTAAATATTATGTCGTATGTTTTCGTTGAAATTGCATTTCGGCCACTCGGCGGGCTATATTGACTAACCTTTTGGAGATTTTGAAGTAATGCTCATCGAGAAGAAAGATATCGTGGCCGTCAACGACACGGTCGCGTTCCGTTTGTCTACGGGTGAAGAGATCATCGCCAAGCTCACCGCTCAGGACGATGCCTCGATTACTGTCAGCAAACCTGTCATCGTGCAGATGCAGATGGTTTCGCCGACCGAAGCCCGTCTGGGCTTCCTGCCGTTCATGCTTTCGGGGGACGAAGCGACGACCAAGTTCCGCATCGTTCGGGACCGGCTCATCACCGATCCCTTCAAGCCGCGCGCGGACGTGGGCGCTCAATACGTGAAGATGACGACCGGGCTCGAAATCCCGCAAACGGGAATTCTGACCCGCTAAATGTCTTACGCCGTCGCCAGAGTTGGAAGCATCGTCAAGGTCGGTGACAAGACCGGTAAGGTCATCACCGGCGCCTCTTCCCATTTCGTCGATGGCGGTGGCGCGGGCAGCGGTCCCGGCGGGGCCGCGCCCGATGTCCTGATTACTGAGAATATCGGGATTGAGACCGAGGAAATGACCCCGGCCGAGCGTCACGCTTACATCGCCTCTAAATACGGCGAAGGAACAGCAGACGCCATGGATCGAGCAACTCAAACCACAGTAGAAGACCCCGGCTCAGAAGCCGTGTCGAACCCGACCGCCCAATCCAAACAGGTTGGGTGCGATGAATTCACGAACTCCACGCCGGACAGCGCTAAGGTTTCGAAGTATTTTACGGTTGGGAATTTTTCCAGCGGGGCGGCACTGCCACACACGGTGCCCAACAACACCGCCAAGGGGATGACCCGCGCCGACGTGCTCTGCAACATCAAGCACCTCGCGACCAATTCGATTGATCCGCTGAAGGACTGGCTCACCAAAAACGGCTACACGATGCAGATCGGCAGCGCCTTCCGCAACGAAACCGGCAAGTCCGATCACAACATCGGCTCGGCAGCCGACATTTACGTCTTCAAGGGCGGTAGCCGCGTGAGCCGCGAGGAACTCCGCGAAGTCGCGAAGAACGTTTTGAACACCGCCAACCTACCCTTCACCCAATTTCTGTTGGAGTTCGCGGGTAACGGCAGCCTTGGATGGATGCACATCGCCAATCGAAAGAGCGGTGGGAATTCCGCCATGCGGATCGGATACTCGCTCGACAATAGCGCGACCTTCCATCCCAATCTGCCAAGGAGCGTCTAATGGCTGACGTTGCGGCCGTATTTGCGATCCTGCAAGCCGGGACCGAATTCGATGCCACGCTGGTCCCGCGCATCAACAATGCCACTACCGAAGTGGCGACCGTGCATGGCCATCTGGTTTCGGCGGGCTATTCGACGCTGGCTGCTGAACTTGTCTCGTATGATCCGTCATCGAACATGCCGGACTTGGCTTCCTATATCTCCGATGGTCTGCCCTCGCTGATCGAGCGGATGTCGCTGTTCTCATCTTTCGCTGCACTGGATGAAGCAAACGCGGCCGTGAACGTGGCGTTTGGCACGGAATTTGCCGGGCGCACCTTCGTGACGGCCGTGGACTCGATCACCTACACCCTGAACCAGCCCTCCGACGAAGACACCGCGAACACACTGGCCTTCCGAGTTGGACAGTTGACCGCCCTTCCCCCTGCTGTTCCGGGCATCATTTCGGCGCAGGATGGCTTCCTCGCCAATGCCACGCAGACCATCGACAACTACTCAGACGCCCTGCAAATCATTCAGATGTTCTCCGACTATCCCCTTAAGGGGGTCTTGGGTGGGGTTGCGAGCGATGCGCTTCTGCAACTCTTGAATCCGCAGGCGATCAACCCGCAACCTCCCCCGCCGCCGGTGGATGGCAGCAACAGCGGACTGGGCGACCCGATTCCGGTCATCTAGGCTTGCGCCACCTAAAATTCGTGGGTAGAACTCGTAAACCATATTTTTACGATTGATGACGCATGTCCGAGACGACCGAAGAACCAGCCGAACTGATCGAGTTGGAACTCCCCAAAGGGAACACGGTGGCGACGATCAAAGTCGGCTCGCCTCCCATGCCGGAGAATGCGGAAGAACTTATCAAAGAGCATGGGTCCATCGCTCTGACCTACACAATCTATCCAGTCCCCACGCCGGAGTTCGATGAATGGGCCAAGCTCAACGGAATTCCCTACGAACTCACGATGCGCGAGGGGCAAGGCATCCGGGTGAACGTTACCAAGGAAGAACATCTCCTTTGGATAAAGATGCGCTGGACCTGAAATTCTGTCACAAGATTTTGGTTCTCGATCTTGCGGTGAGCAAGATGTTGTGGGACTACAAGAAGGACGAAAAAGACCGTTGGATTCTTGAACGGACACCGCTCTTTGTTGAATGGTCGGGTGGTTTGCGGGGAACTTGTCGGATCACACGTCGCGAAATTCCACCATCTTGGGTGATTGGTGGAAACGAGGAATATCAAAGGCTTCTCGTTTCCTTCAAAAGGTTCGCCGGGAGGCACGATCCAGATAGACCGGTGCCGCTTGGCATCAAGCGGTGGGAAATTGGTTTCAGCGACGAGATGGATGCCGTCATGTTCAAACTCCGGTGGATCGGATGACGCAAGGCATCGTGCTGCACAATCTTGACCTGATCGACAATGTGATCGGACGACTGAAGCCGGAAGTTGAAGCATGGTGCCGGGACAATCGTGTGGATTTCAATTTCATCTTCGCAACCTACCCCGGCCGCCACACGGTCTATTTCGAAATGGATGAAGACGCGGTTCTCTTTAAGTTGCGATGGATCGGATGAAGCGAGCCGCCTATCTACCAATCGCGCTGGGCGCCGCTAAGTGGACACCCGTGGACCGGTGGGCCGGACGACTGCCACATCGCATCATGATGGACGCATGGCCGGAATTCGCGCTCGAAAATTACGAGCCGCACCCGGTAGATAATCGCCCGAAGCTGGTCGATGACCCGTCGCCGTGGGGAGGCCCCTTTCTTCTGCGGCCGACGCCGGGATTTCGAGAGTGGGCCGAACAATTCGGTATCGGCCCATGCGAGATCATTTTCTGGTTCGACCTTCTTGAGGCCAAGCACTGCGCGGCCAATGACGTGGACTACGTCGAAGCATGGAGCGTCGGCTTCGAACGCGAGCGCGATGCGGCTCTTTTCAAACTGCGGTGGATGTGATGGACGAAGTTCTCGATTATGTGGCCAAGCTGTCCAAGGCGGACAAGAAGACCCTCTCGCAAAAGGCGCTGAAGACCGCCGAAGAGGTGGGAGAACTGGCCAAGGTCGTCCTGCCGTATGACGGCGCGGCCTCGACCGCCCATCGGTTCATCGCCAAGGAGCGCATCCTTGAAGAAGTGGCCGACGTTTTGCTCTGTGCACTGAGCGTCGCCTACGATCTCGGCTATACGCACGAAGAGATCACGTCCACGATGCTGAGGAAGGCGGGCTACTGGGAAGAGCTTCAGACCCGTGAATCGAAGGCCGTCTACCCACTGCCCTACGAAATCCATGTCACCGTGGCCGGTGGTTTGGTGACCGATTCCGCCGAGCGTCTTGAGGATTTCAAGCGGGCCTGCGCCATGATCGGTGTGAAGCCGCTGCTGATCGACATGCACAACAACATGGGCAAGACGATCATGCTCGACACCCAAACGTCGAGCGTCCATCTGGGCGACAACACGAGCGCCATCACCGAAGTGCGGAGGATTTCCACCGCTCTGCGTGCCGGTGGCTTCAAAGTCGTGCGTGAGAAGGTGGAGACCGTGCCGTGGCACCCGGCGGCGCCGTCGGCGCTCCATCGCAATCCGGTCATGCCGAAGGACTGCTACTTCGAGGCCCACTTCAACATCGTGGTGGACGAACAGAAGCTTTCCGTCCTGCGGGCACGCGAAGGGCTCTACGATTTCCACCTGTCGCGGAACGCTTTCAAGCGCATCTCCGACACGGAGTTCGTTATGATGGCCACCAAGCGGAACTACGAGGGCACGTTCGAACAGTTCAAGACCGAATGCGAAGGTTTGGTCGAGAACTTGCAACGCGATGGGTTTGTCGTCCCAAAAACAATCAGTGAATTTTCGGTCTACGATACCAATGTGACGCACGACGAAGAGTGGATCGGTGAAGATGCTTGACCAACAACTCTTCGATGGTATCGTTTTTCGATAAGGAAAGGAGACGATATGCTTGATCTTAACTATCTCCGCGAGAACCACGCCGAAGTCGCGGCACGTCTCCAATATCGGATGGCGCGGGGCAGCCTCATCAAAATCTTGCTGATGGCCGATGCCCGTCATCGCGGGGCTCTCCAAGCGCTTGAGAAAGCGCAGCGGCGCCGGAACGAGATCAGCGCGGAGATCGGCCTCCTTATGCGCGATAAGGCGCCCATGGACGCCGTGAACGCTCTGAAGATCGAAATGGGGTTGGTTAAGGCCAGCATCGAACTGAACGGTCAGCAGGTCGAGGATGAAGGCAAGACCGTGACAAGTCTCCTGTCGCAGATTCCTAACCTTCCGTTGAAAGGCGTGCCGCTGGGGCCGGACGCGAACTACAACGTCGAGATCAAACGCGAGGGCACAAAGTCCACATTCACCTTCACCCCCAAGGAACATTTCGACCTTGGGGAGCCACTTGGCATGGATTTTGAAACCGGGGCGCGTGTCTCGGGTTCGCGGTTCGTGTTCCTGAAAGGCCAGATGGCCCGTCTTGAACGAGCGCTCGGTCAATTCATGATCGACTTCCACACGGAATGGAACGGCTACACCGAGGTGGCGCCGCCCTATATCGTGAACGAAGAGGCGATGTTCGGCACCGGCCAGCTTCCGAAGTTCGCCGAAGACCTGTTCAGGACGAACGGCAGCCAATTCCTCATTCCGACAGCGGAAGTGTCCTTGACCAATATGTTCCGCGACAGCGTCGTGGAGCCGGGCGAGCTTGGCCGTTTCTGCGCACTGACGCCCTGTTTCCGAGCGGAAGCGGGCTCGGCTGGTCGTGATACGCGCGGGATGATCCGCCAACATCAGTTCAACAAGGTCGAACTGGTTTCGCTCGTGACCGAAGACACCGCCGTCAACGAGATGGAACTCGAACGGATGCTCGGTGCTGTCGAGCACATGCTCAAGGCGCTGGGGCTGCACTATCGCGTCATGCTGTTGTCGGCTGGCGACATGGGCTTTTCGGCCGCCAAAACCTACGACATCGAAGTCTGGTTGCCGGGACAGAATGAGTTCCGCGAGATCGCCAGCCTGTCCTACTGCGGCGACTTCCAAGCTCGGCGGATGAATGCGCGCTATCGTATTCCCGGCCAGAAAGGCACCAAGTTCATCCACACCTTCAACGGGTCGGGTGTTGCGGTCGGGCGCGCTCTTGTGGCGGTGCTTGAGCAGTTCCAGAACGAGGACGGCTCGATCACCATTCCCAAGGCGCTGCGCCCCTACATGGGCAGTCCCGTGGGCTCTGATGACGATCAGGAAACCATCGGAGGCACAGAATGAGTCAGTCCGTAGTTGAGCGGCTCAACGCGAAGCTCGAAGCGGCCGGTATGCCGGATCGCGTTTCGCTGAATCCACCCGACGCCTTGGCGACCTACGGGTTCGAAGGCCCGTGCATGGTTGCGGGCTATTCGTGTCCCATCGAACTCGAACAGTTCGTGGATATTCTCGTGAACCGAGATTGACCATTCGATCTGTCCGTAGTAAATAGATTTTGGATTTGTTGACCACACTGTAATAGGCAGGCAAGACCGGGGTGCGAATCCCCGCGCCTCCACCATTGAACACATCGGTTGCCCAGAACGGGTTGATGGGCGGATATTGGCGTATTTCGCCGATGTGTTCAATAATGGGGGCGAACAGCTTTCGATTGGCTGCGGCAAAGAGTTTGCGAGAATCCCGGTAAGAAACGACCGAAAATCAGTTCACAATTCTAACTGCCAACGACAACGTTGACATGGCTGCTTACGCCCTCGCGGCGTAAGCATCAGGGACCGGGTGGAGGTCTGGCAACAGAAGGGGGACTTCGGTCCCCCACCACCATTTTTCCCTCAGAACTAAATAAAATAGACCATTGGTCATGAGCCGTCTCCGATAGTAATCGGAGATGTGAATACTCGTGCTGTTCTACCTAAATACCGAAAGGAGTCCCCTTTCGGAGATAGACACAATGGCAGACACAAAAAACTTCGGACTTTCGGGCGTTGGCCCCGATCTTCAACTTGGCAAGGCTGGTCCTCGCATCAAGGTGAATGGATCGGTCGTCGAGGCTCGTAGTGCCGACGGAACTACGTTGACCACTGTTCGTGCGGCGCAGGCCGTCGCCAACAGTGACGTGGTTACCCTTCTTCAGTTGAACAACCAGTATAACTCGTTGAGCAACGCAATTTCGAATGCAGCAGTTTCGGATGGCTTCCATCTGATTCTGGGCAACGTCGCTGTGAATGGCGACGGCACTTGGGCTGGTGGCGCGGTTCCGCTGACCGACAGCACCAAGGTTTCGGACGCGGTTGACTCGCTCAATGAAGTTCTCGGAAAGCTGGTTCCGGCTTCCCCGCCGAACTTCCCCAATGCAACCAACTTCGCAGTCACGTCCACCGGTTCATCCCCGGTGCTCGCAAACGGCGTCACCGACTATGCGTCCTCGGGTATCACCGCAGGCACCTCGGTTACTCGTATCACGGGCAACGTCTCTTCGAACAACACAATCACGCAGGTTGGTCCGGGTGATTCCGGCACTCTGTCGCTGCTGATCGACAACGCTTCCGTCGGTTCGCACACTCTGACTGGCTCGGGTGACAACGGCACCTACGGTGGTCTCGTCATCGCAGGTCAAGCAGCCTATCCGGTCTCGACGCCGGGCTTCTGGACTTCGGTCAACGTCAGTGTCTCGGCCGCCACGATCTCCAACGCCGGTGTCCACAGCCTGAAGGTCACGGATACGGCAGCGGGCTCGACCGCCTTCACCTACTTCGTCAAGGACTCGCTGAACACCGCTCCGGCGATCACGCTCGCGACTCTCGCCCAAGCATCGAACGGCACCGTCGCCTATTCGTCCAGCGTCCCGCACTACAACACGGGTGCAACGCTGACGGTTGGTGGTTCCATTTCGAACCTCGCTGGTCAAACCTACTTCAACGGTAACCCTCTGGCGGTTTCGGCTACGAACTCGATCCTCTCGACGCAAAACTACACCTACGCGAACATCGGCGTTGCTACTCCGATCCCGCAGAACACCACCTCTGCTACGGCGATGTCCAACGTCACCGTCAACGTCAACCCGACGAACGTGCACAACAGCGGCCAAGTCACCCTGACCGGCACCAACGTTGCGGGCACCGGCGCTGGCGCAACCCCGTCCACGGTCATCCTCGTGAAGAACGGCACGACCACCCGCGTTGACGAACTCAACGTTACGGTCACCGGCCTCGGCTCTTCTCCGAACGCCAACAACGCCATCCGCGTTGGTCAGGCAACGGGCAACACGCCGGTTCTGGCATCCAACACTTGGGTCCAGTCGGCTTCGCTCCACACTTGGGATGCCACCGTCGTCGCTGGCGCCCTGAAGAACGACACCACCAACTACAGCACCGGCTTCCTGCCGGTTGGTCCGAACCTCTCGGGTCAAGACGCTGCACAGTATGTGACGTTCTCGTTCAACCGCACCGCGCTCTCGCAGTTCAAGATCACCGTCACCGGCACCTACGCTGGCGTCTGGATCGGTCTGCCGGGCGTCTCGGACAACGCTGGTGTCTCGCCTAACGCCGTTGGCGGCGCTTGGTGGAACGCATTCGTCGCTTACGCAGGCGCGGGCGTCCCCGGTGGTGCTGGCGAACTGACTGCTGGTTGCGCCTCCGGCACCGTGATGAACGGTTCTTCGGGCACCTTCCAGATCACCTTCGGCACCGCCTCTTCAACCTCCGCAACGGGCAATCAAATCCTCGTCCGCATTCGTCTGAATGCCGGTCAGTCGATCACTGCTCTCAGCTTCACGAACTAAGGGGAGCATTGACCAATGACCATTTCTGACACAGAAAAGCTGGACTTCCTCTGGAAGAAAGTGATCTTCGGAACTTCGAAGACCGCCAACGCCCTCGTGAAGACCGGTTCGAACGAAACCGTTGCCTCGCCGCTTCCCGTCTATGCCACCAACGTGTGGACGCAAGCTGACTCCACCAACGTCCCGACTGTTCCGCCGGGTTCGACCACTTCGGTCGTTCACAAGTATTACGGCGCCTCGCGTCTCCAACTCACGATGGACCCGACTTCCCCGGCCAACGTGACTTGGGGTGCTGGCATGGGCAACTTCATCCCGACCACCTTCGGCGCCGGTTATCTGGTCCGCGTGTGGCTGGGTGACCCCAACGGCGCCAAGGCGGCTCGTATCTTCCCCGATACGACCAGCCAAGAATACGTCTTCGACTACGTCTCGGGCACGCTGAACTTCACCGGCACGATTCCTTCGGGCATCACCGCCACTATCGGCACCGGCACCGTTGGTGTCGCCACCGATGGCGTCTACATCGAAGTCTACCGCTACACCGGCACCACGCTGGACACCAACCTGACCGCAGTCGCCGGTTCGTCGAAGACGACCGTCGTCGCCAATATCGCGGCTCGTAACGCTCTGACCCCGAACGCAGGCGATATCGCTCACGTTCTGGACGCGAGCGGTGACCCGGCCAACGCAGGTCCCGGCGAATTCGCCGACTACCTGTGGACCGGTTCGGCGTGGCAGTGCATCGCGACGCAAGCTTCGGCTCGCACTGATGCCCTGACGACCTACATCAACATCGACAACACGAGCTTCGCAAACGCTTCAACTCTCATCGGATCAGTCGGTAACGGCACCCGTGTTGTCGAAGTGAGCGTCGAAGTCATGAGCGTGTTTGATGGCAACGCCTCGGTCAACATCGGGGACGCGGCCGTCAACACCCGCCTGCTCGACGGCAGCACGGATGTCGATCTGCAAACCGCCGGAACCTACGTGACCTATCCGGTCTACCAGTTCCCGGCCAACGCCAACGTGGATGTGTCCACCTACTTCTCCGGTTCCCCGACTACGGGCGCTGCGAAGGTTACGATCACTTGGGCCTAATATAGTCCCACCACTGCTCAAGCAAAGCACCCTCGAAAGGCAACTTTCGGGGGTGTTTTTTATTGTAAAACTAACGTCATCGTAGCATTCTTCTAGCTTAACCACAGTTTGAAGGGACACTATGTCTAATATCGTTGGCGATCTCAGCGGCTATCAGGGGGCGAACCCCACGGATACATTTGATGTGTATCTGGTAGATGGCACCAGCCACCTTGGCGTCGGCATTCTCGAAGTTCTGGATGACGGCCTGTTGCTCTTCATGAGCCCGCCGGACATCGCCCCGCGCCGCTACATTCCAATGGCAGCGGTCTCGGGCGTTCAAGTGACCGGGGACCTGAGCTACCGCTAAGGTCAAGACGCCTCCAAGGAAACTTGGAGGCGTTTCCTATTGGGATTCGCCGATGTCGTGGCTGTTCGGATCGAATTTCTGAGCGAACACCGATTTGATCTGATTGGGATACCAAGCCACCCACACGTCGTGTTTGCCCATCGTGCCGACGTTCTTGCCACCCTCGTGGTGGATGCCGTCGTAGCCCATGGCTTTCAGGGTCGCCGTCGTCTTCTCGCCATTGCTGCTGAAGACCCGTCGTGCAAGCCATTCCCAGATATAGCCACCCGCCACGTCGCGCGTTGAGCCGCGATAGCCAGCGGTGGCATTATCAAATGTTTCGTAGTGCTCGCCACCCTCGATAAACTGCTTGGATGCTTCCCACATTTTTGCGCGGAGGGCCTGTGCCTCTTCCGGCGTATACATCTTGTCCATCTCGAACGGATGCTTGATCGCGAGATAGCAGGGATAGACGGTGGGTGTGGTCGTTTCGACCGGCGCCAACTTCATGCGATCCTTCACCCATTGTGGTGCTTGGTTCGCGATCCAGACCGCCAGAGCTTCCGGGCCTTCATCGAACGCCTTGCCAGCCCGTTGCCAGTTCTCGCGCGACCCAATGTCTGAACGCCAGTCCTGTTCGACCTGCTTGCTGTTGAAGATGCGACGGAAGTGTTCCATCTGACGCTTGGTCAGCGGCGGGACTTCAAACTTTGCGCCTTGGAAGGCATAGCCAGCCTGATTGAACATGGCTTTGGCCCGAAGCTCTTCATCGCTTTGGGCGCCGCCTGTGCCACCGGCGACTTCGGGATTGTCTGTGAAATAGAAGCCGGGACCAACCAGCGCTTTGGGGTTGGCTTTCGCCGGATCGAACTTGGTGAAACCGGTGTTGCTACCGTGATACATTTTCTTGGGGGTGCCGTTTTGATCGACGACCTTGGACCCCGCGAACCACCCGTTCATGGTGTCCCGCTCAGCAATGATTTCACGATACCGCATTGATATATTTAGCGTCGGGTGGTCCCCTCAGTCTATAGTCGTAAAATGACACCAGCGGAAATTTGGAAAGAATATTTCGACGGCAACCACGAGGCAGTTCTCGTGGCTGGTGCAGCGTCGGCCGAGATCATGCACATCACAGGGTTGTCCTTGATTGCGCTCGGGCGGCTCGCCGAAGCCGAAACGCTGTTGATGTCGAGCAGCCTCGTCCAACCTCGCGCCGACTGGTATGCAAATGCCTGCGTGGCTTTCCTCGAAGCAAACGCGGCTGAAAAGGCCCTGACCTTCGCGTTGAATGGAATCGGCGAATTCCCCACGGATGCCAACATGTGCTTCAACGCAGCCAGTGTTTTCACGGCGCTCGATAAGCACGAAAAGGCACGAGATGCTCTCGTGGCCGCTTTGGAGGCCGATTCAAGCCACTGGGAAGCCGCCATGAACCTCGGGAACGTCTACAGGCGTCTTGGGCAGCTTGGCGACGCGCTGGCCCTCTACGACCGCGCCTTGGCCCTCAATGGCGATGATACGGCGGGACGTATCCGCACACGATTGAACAAAGCCGTCACCCTGAGCGATATCGGTGACGATGACGCTGCCTTGAAAATGTTGGACGAACTTGCATCCGACAAAACGGTGGACAGCCCAGAAATGGACTTCAATCGCGCGACGCTGAAGCTGAAGCTTGGAGACTATACCGAGGGCTGGAAGCTGTATGAGCGTCGATGGAATTGCCCGATGTCGGATGGCACCATCGTCGAGTTCGAGAAACCCATCCTCACCAATCTGGAAGATGCTCGCGGCAAGAAAATTTTGTTTTGTCACGAGCAAGGCTTCGGCGACAGCATTCAGTTCGTGCGCTTCGCCCCCATGCTCGTGGAGGCTGGCGCCGACGTGACCATTTGCGTCCCGGCGCCACTGGTGCGGCTGTTCTCTTGCTTCGGGCTGCCGGTTGTCACCAACAGGGAGGGTCTCGATTACGATTTCGAGTGCCCCATGCTGAACGCACCCATGCTGTTTGGGACGACACTGGAAAATATTCCAGCCGACATTCCATATCTCACAGTTCCGACAGAGTTGGTGGCCGCACGCAAGCTCGATGACACGGGCCATCTCAAAGTTGGGATCGTTTGGGCCGGGCAGGCGCGCGACTCCAACGAAATGCGTCTGATCGACAACCGGCGATCCGTCGGGCTGATGTGGTTCACCGAAATTCTTCAGATGAACGCGGACATCTACAGCCTGCAATTCGGCGACCGAGCCAACGACTATCTCAAGGTGCTCCCCGAAGAGCTTTACCCCCTCATCGTCCTCGAAGATGATTTCGACTTCTTGGACACCGCCTCGATCATCGAGCAACTCGACCTTGTGATTGCGGTCGATACGTCCACTGCCCATTTGGCAGCGGCCCTTGGGAAGCCCACTTGGCTGCTCTCTCGATTTGACGGGTGCTGGCGCTGGTTGAAGGATCGCACCGATAGTCCATGGTATCCCTCCGTGAAAATTTTCAATCAAACCGAGCGGTTGAACTGGAAAAATACGCTCGATCAGGTGGGCTCCGAACTGGAAGACGAGATCAATCGGAGGACATAAAGTCCATACTAAATAGCTTCGCATGACCGAAGCACCCTTGATCTTCTTCCCCGACGAACGTCCCATTGATCCCAAATTGAAGCGCGCCCAGAGCCTTGTAGGCACCTCTGCTGGACGGCCGGACGACGACTTCTATCCCACACCACCCGAGGCTACCGAAGCGCTTCTCGCGAACGAAACGTTCGAGGGGATGATCTGGGAACCAGCGTGTGGAGACGGCGCCATCTGCCGCGTGCTCGAAGAGCATGGCCACAAAATTTGGGCCACCGATCTGAACTATCGCGGCTACGGGATGGGAGACATGAACTTCCTGAACAGCGATATGCGCGCCCCGAACATCATCACCAACCCTCCGTTCAAGCTCGCCGAAGAGTTTATCCATCATTCTCTGGAACTGACCACCGGCAAGGTAGCCATGCTCTGCAAACTTCAGTTCCTCGAAGGGGCGAAGCGGAAGAAAATGTTTGAGAGCACACCCCTCAAGAAGGTCTACGTTTTCTCCAAGCGGCTCTCCATGACCCGCAACGGCGAGAAAATGAAAAACTCTGGGATGATCGCCTTCGCGTGGTTCGTCTGGGAACACGGCTTCGAGGGCGAAGCCACGCTAGGATGGCTCTAATCTATACACGTTCGCTCGACGTGCATAGAAAACCGCCCTTTCCTATGCAGATCGCTTTTTCTTGGCCTTCGGTTTTTTGAGGGACGCCGCGAGTTTCTTCGCGTAGGTCGGGTCTGCGATCCGGCCGCTGGTGTAGGTTTTGGTTTCGCCTCGGGGGACGGCATAGACCACTGCCGCCGAAATGAACTCGGGGATGGACGGCGGGGCGCTCATGTCTTCGGGCATCTCGCACTCGGCCATCGCGAAATACAGCCGATCACCGTCGAAAAAGTAGTCGATGTCCCATTGGACACGGTCGATTTTCAGGACGTAGCGCAGCTTGGTGAGGCGCCGGTCGGTGTGCGGCCACAGCGTGTCGAATTCGTGCTGGGTGATGTCTTTTTCGATCTCGAAGACCACATCCTCTTGGAGGACGTTTTTGACCGGCAGCTTGTAGGTGAAGAAAAAGGCGGGGGTGTTGTCGCTGCCGCGTTGCCATTTGCTGCGGATGCGGGCCTTGCCGGGCAAGTAGCCTTGTCGGATCAGATACGGAGAGCCACAGTTCTCTTTGATGGCCTCCTGCGAGTCGAGGCGAAGCACATACTTCAGTTCGTTCTCAATCATGGCCCGCCCAAGCTAAAAAAGAGGGGGCGACCGCGAAGCCGCCCCCAGTCTTCCAAAACGCACCGGCACAAGGTGCGAATCGGGTAAACTTAGTCTTCGCGGGCGCGCGGGGGACGGCCGACAACGGCGGCCAGTTCCTTCACGTCCACGAAGCGGTCGCACTGACTGCGAAGCTCGTCCGCAATCATCGTGCTGCTGTTGTCCTTGGTGGACACGACCGTGACGCGCACGCCCTTGTCCTGCACCGCTTCCACCGCCCGGCGGAAGTCGCCGTTGCCGGAGAAGAGCACGATGTGATCCAGCTTGTCGGCGAAGGCCAGCATGTCCACCGCGATTTCGATGTCCATGTTGCCCTTGTGGCGCTTGCGCCCGGCGTCGTCGGTGAACTCCTTCATCGGCTTCGTCACGAGGGAGAAGCCGTTGTAGCGAAGGAAGTCGATGAGCGGGCGAATAGGTTGGAACACTTCCGGGTCGTCGGCCAGCGCCGTGTAGTAGTAGGCGCGCACGAACTGGCAGGAAGCGTCGAGGTGCTCACGCAGCTTCTTGTAGTCGATCTCGACTTGGGCTTGCTTGGCCGCCGCATATAGATTTGGGCCGTCGATAAAAACGGCGACGCGTTCGTCAGCGCGAATCCCGAAAGGCGAAACCATATGATCTGCTCCAAATATGCGGCGTTACCCGCGTCTATGGCCTCAAGATATACGCTCGGGAGCTTTCGTCAACGAAATTTTTATACCGTATCTAACTGACCTTCGTGTAGAAGATATGATTGGCGATCTTCGACACTGGATGGGCACCCTTAGCCCACTGTGGGTGGACGGCAGTTGTATGGTAGAAATATGCCCCTTTCGTGGGGTCCTCTACCTGATTTTGCATGATTTTGTTGGCAAGAACGAATGCCTCTCTCCACGCCTTGTAGTCCACAAAATCTTGCGTGTTCTTAAACGCTTAGAACCATTCGTCGAAGGGCGTGTCCGCTTCGGGTGAGGTCTTGGTGCGAATGGCTTGGTCGATCTCGCGCATCTCTTTCATCTTTTCCCGATTGGGATCGCCGGGGTTCCAGCAAGAGAATTGCTTGCTCTTGAGAGCAACGCCTTTGATGCCATGACCGAATGTCAAGCCACGATCTGATTCGGCACGATTCTTGATGACAGAGCCGACGGCCAGCATCCCAAGAGGACCATGGCTTCGTGCTTCGCCCCACATCGTCTGAGCCAGAACGGACACGTCTTGCGCGATAGAATTTTTCGCGAAGTCTACGTCAGGATTGTTCTTTTGGTGATTCGCAATGCCCAGCGGAGAGGCCGCGATAGCACCGGCGGCGAGGGCGCCGCCCATCCACTTTCGAATGTCTTCATCAATGACTTCGGGTGGAAAGAGATCGTCTACGCGCATCCCTTATTTAGGACGGCCAGACCATCTTAAACATGAGTGCATCCTCGGCCCGGCGGAAGAAAAATCCGATCTTCCGTTCGTAGCCGTCCGAAACTTCCAAACTGGTCCATGCATCGAAGCGCATGTTCATGCGAAGGATCATAGATGCGGCCGTGAGGGAATCGGCCAGCACTTTTTCCGACTTCGGCTGGGTGGTGTGCGCGTAAATCTGCTCTATCGCTCGAAGGGTGTAAAACACCCCCATGATGTCGGTGTCGCGATAGGTAGCTGGTGACCACTCGACGTGGCCATGGCGGCGAAACTCGTCGGCGTTGTAAAACTCACAGCGATCCGGGGTATGTCGGGCGTTGAACCGAAGTCGGCTATCCCGTTCCCGCGTGATTGTGTGACTGTCCAGCATTAGAGCTTCTCGCCGGGCACCGTGCCGCACAGGCCCTTCCAGCGGGGGAAACGCAGCGAGTAGACGGTGCCACCGGATTCGAGCGTGAGGGCGTCCGCGCGCACCTCACCGATCATGCCCAGCATGTTTTGGCGATTGGTCCAGAATTCCGCACGCTCAGCATCGCTGAACCCGCCGCCGACGTTGGTCTCGATATCCTTGCCGTCGTCTTCGCCCTTCATGATGAAGGCGCCGAGCATACCCTCGTATTTGCCGGTGCCTTCTTCGTAGCCGACGATTTCAAGGCTGACTTCGATGAAGGGCTTGATCTTCAGCCATGCAAACGAACGCTTCAGTTCGTAGGGTGCGGCCGGGTCCTTGACCATGATGCCTTCGTAACCGGCTTCGATGGCTTGCTTGTTGAATTCGGCGAAGGTCTTCTGGCCCTCGGGAGTGTTCAGATCGACCGTCACCTTCGGGATCACATAGACCAAGCCGTTGGTGTGCGTCTTGAGATCGCCGCTCTGTTCAAGATCGGCAAGAATCTGCTGTCGCATCGACTGAGGGATCGTGCAAATGCCTGCCTTGAAATCCTTCAGCGGAATGATGTCGAACACTGCGAGACGAGACTTGCTCGTGTCCACGCCATCGCGGCGGTTGACCTGTTTCATCAGGTCTTGGAAGTTTGAAGAGACCACTTCGCCGTCGATCACGATGGAACCCGGCAGGGTGGCCAGCAGACGTTCCAGCCCTTCGCGAATCTCGGTGAAGTTTTCGTTCACCTTCCCGTTGCGGGTGTGCTGGGTGACCGTGCCCGCTTCCTTGTCGAGGATCGTCAAAAGGCGGACGCCGTCGAGCTTGATGTCCAGCATCTTCACACCGGAAACCTTCTTCTGGTGCTCTGGCTTGGCTCCGTCATGGGCCAACTGACAGTCGAACTCGGGGATGACCAGCGCGGCGGCTTCTTCTTCAGCCTGCGACAGTTTCTTCAGCACCTTGTTGATGGTCGAGGTGTCCACTCCGCAGCGCAAATCCTTCAGCAGGACGCGGCGGTAGAAGGTGTTCCACGTTGGGATGTGGCAGTTCTCGGCCGCTGCGTGGATAGCATCTCGCGCGGCGTGGCCGGTGAGTTCCCGGCGGCGCAGCTTCCCAGCCAGCGCGAGGAAATCGGCGAAGGTGAACGTTCCCGGCGAATCGTCGTCATCGTCGATCTCCGCGACCTTCTTCACCCCGAAAGTCACGAGGATGTCGTAGGCCATTTGAGAGGCGATGAAGAATTCTCGATGGCCTTGCATGAAGGCATCCATGAGAATCTGTTCTTTTTCGCTGCGCTTGGTGGTGGCGGCGAGACGATTAATGATCGAGATAGCATCCATAGGAGGATGGTATCGTGATTTGGTTCACCAAATCAAGCTCTCATTCGTCGTCGTTTTTAGATCGCATTCCGAACGTTTCGCCCAACTTGTGGAGCACCCAGCCGCCCAGATAGAACGGCCACATCATGGCGCCGTTGAGCGTCTTCTGGGGAGGGGCGTGAACGTCATTGGTGGCGGTTCCGTGCGTGACCTTGTAGGACACCCACAGAATCAATCCAACTACCACCCAAATAATGGCTACGGCGATCATAACCCACCTTCGTTAACCAATCGCTATAGCAGTGCGACAAGCTTAGCAATAAAAATTACACGCCGCCCCTCAGCAGGCGCAGAATGCCCTCTAGCTCGGATTTTCCAATCACAGCGTAACCCTGATCGTTCAAAAGATCGAGAAGAGCCTGCGGCTGGGTGGTGTCGATCTTGCGGAATTGATCCGGTAGGTCGTGCCATGGACGCAGGAGGGGATGCGTCTTGTTTTTCATGCTCATGGTGGGGCCATACCGCCACCCGGCTTCCTCGCGATCATGCAGCCACGTTTCGTGCTGCTTTTTGGCCCATGCGGTGCACAGGTCGGTATATTTGTTGTCGGCAATCTCGACGACATCGGGCTGCGTCAACAGGTCCGCTTGGGCGGACGACACTTCGAGGTCAAAGTCGAGGTCGGGGTGCTCGGCCGCCATCTCGTCGAGGACCGGCTCGACTTCGGCGTCCAGTAGGTTGCGTGACAACGGGACGATATATTCGTGGGCGCCGTTCACTTCGCGGTGAACCATGGACGCGCTTCGCAGCGAGCCCGTGTCGTCGGTGGTTTGCACGGACGAAAGCACCCCACTCGGGAGGCAATCTTTCACCGCATTGAACCAACCCCGCATAGCATCTTTTTCGAGCGGCTTGTCAGTTTTCAGCTTGATATAGCAGAGGATGTTTGTGGGACGGTTCATAGGCGGGCTCTCTTCATATAGTCCAGCACGCCCACGTCATTCAGGAGAATGGCGACTTGCCGGGTTCTGTCCATGAATTGGCGAATGCTCATCCGGTATTTATCCGTTGACAACCTAATGTGAAGAGAGCAAGTTCACGACTTCAATGCGCGTCACTCCCTATCGTGCCTCGTTGATGATTCTGGTCAAGAAAGGCCGGATGAGATTGGGGCGGTAGAAAGTAGGCAGCCAGACCAGTTCTGGCCGAGAGTGAGAAATAGGCGGTGCAAGTCCGTCACGCGTAACCATTCAAAGAAAAAGGTGCGGGCCGAAGCCCGCACCCTCACCTATAGAAGAAATTCGTCGAAAGAGGGGAGGCCGAGCCTCCCCTCCCAGACCGCTTACGCGGAGAGGTATTCGACGACGACCTTGGCCGAACCGTTCGTTCCGGTCGCGTTCGTGACGGTCGCGGAAACGGTAACTGCCGAGTAGTCCTTTGCAGTTTCGATGACGTAGATGCCAGCGGTGCTTTCATCAATGTCGGTCGAGTCTGCGAGATCGTTGGCCGGGCCACCCGTCTTACCGACGGTGATGGTCGAGCCAGCGTCGTAGGCGCCGGTCACCAGCACGCGGACGCGGAGAACCGTGCCGGTGATCGTGCCGAGAGCCACTTCGCCGCTCGTTGCGGGCAGGACTGCCGTAACAGTCTTGACCACGCCAACCGAGGCGGTGGAGATCGCGGTGTCGAGTTGACCCTTGTTGACCGCGTCAGTCGATGCCGTTGCGTTAGCAACGTTGATGACACGAGCCGAGGACATGTTGACCACGCCGGTGCCCTTGGGGGCGAAGACGAGGTCGAGGTTCGAAGCTGCACCAGCGGCACCGAAGGTGACCGAGGTGTTGCCGTTCGTGACCGTTGCCCATGCAGTTGCACCGACAGTGCCAGCGAAGACAGCGACGTTGGTGCCGCTTGCGTCACCGATGTTGACCACGTCGCCCAGCAGGTTCAGGTTTGCACCCGTGCCGCCAGCAACAGTCATGTCGTAGCCGTCGTCAGCTTGGATCACACCAACACCGGTTTCACCGATGATGACGTGGCCAGCGCCTTGAGCAGCCAGACGAAGGTCAACGTCTGCGTTCGTGCCTTGGGCACCCAGCTTCACTTGGTCAGAAGTGCCGAAGTCCATCACCAGCGAGGTGTTGGTGTTCGCAGTCGAGATCGCATTGACGACGACGGCGGCGTTGCCACCAACGTCGAGGGCCATCGTGATCGACTTCTCAGCGACGTGAACGTAGTTCAGGTCGTCGATGGTCTTGATGGTGTCTTGCGACAGGGTAGCAACCGTCTCGGCCAGAGCCGCGATGGCGTTATCCAGCATGTCGTCGGCGTTTGCCAGCGTGTTTGCAGTTGCGATGTAGTTCGCACCGGCATTCGCGACGTAGGCACCCGAGGTAGACAGACCAGCACCAGCTTCGATAGCGTCGATTTCCGCTTGCGCGTTGGCGATATCCGAAGTGTGGACTGCGTCAGCAGCAACGCGAGCGTTGGTTTCTGCCGAGATGGCAGCAGCATTGACGCCGTCGGCGGCGATACGTGCGTTGGCTTCATCCGAAGTGGCTTGAGCCGCAGCAGCAACCGCGTTGGTGATGTCCGACGAGAGTTGGTTGTCAGCAGCGATACGAGCATTGGCTTCAGCCGCGATGGCGGCGTTAGCCGAGACTGCGGAGTTTTCCAGCACTTCGACGCGGCCCGTGAGGGTCACGACATTTGCATTGGTGTTGGCAATGTCCGAAGTATGGACCGAGTCAGCAGCAACGCGAGCGTTGGTTTCGTCCGAGATCGCTTGAGCGTTGACGGCATCAGCAGCAACGCGAGCGTTGGTCTCTGCGGAAATAGCAGCCGCGTTCACACCATCAGCAGCGATGCGGGCATTGGCTTCGTCCGAAGTGGCTTGCGCCGCAACGGCCGCTGCGTTGGTGATGTCCGAACCCAGTTGAGTGTCAGCCGCGATACGTGCGTTGGCTTCGTCCGAAGTGGCTTGAGCCGCAGCAGCAACCGCGTTGCCAATGTCCGAAGACAGAGCAGCGTCAGCAGCAATACGTGCGTTGGCCTCGTTCGAAACGGCGCCTGCGGTCAGGGCGTCGCCAGCGATACGTGCGTTGGCTTCGTCCGAAACTTCCTGCTGGCGAGCAGCAGTGTAGGTTGCAGAGACCGAGACTTGATAACCAGTGTCAACCGAACCATCGACCGTGATCGACGAGTCACCAGCACTGATTTCGAACTGAGTTGCAGACAGAACGTCCCACGAAGAAGCAGCGTTGCCGCTGTTGTTGTGGACGACACCGTCGTTCAGGAAGACGTGGAACGGAAGCGCACCATCATCAGCACCAATGAGGTAACCATCGCTGGTTGCCTTGTAATACCAGCCCGGTTGGGCGCTGGCATTCATGACAACGGCGTTGCCTGCGTCCGGGCCGGGATCAACCGTGCCTTGATACAGGAAGGCGCCCGAGAGCGAACCCACCGAGTCATCGACATACTTCTTGGTTGCGGCTTCGAAGTCCGTGGTCGGCGTGGCCAGATCAACAATGTTGAAACCACCCATATCCAGATTGCCGGTCATGGTGACCGAACCATCCTTCAGAACTGCGTTTGCCGACAGTTGAATCAGTGCGACTGCCGTGTTTGCAATATCCGAGGACAGAGCAGAATCGGCGGCGACGCGAGCGTTGGTTTCTGCCGAGATAGCAGCAGCGTTGACGCCATCAGCAGCGATACGTGCGTTGGCTTCGTCCGAGATCAGACCTGCGTTCACTGCGTCAGCAGCGATGCGGGCATTGGCTTCGTCGGAGATCAGACCTGCGTTCACTGCGTCAGCAGCGATGCGAGCGTTGGCTTCGTCCGAAGTGGCTTGAGCCGCAACGGCCGCTGCGTTGGTGATGTCCGAAGACAGTTGGTTGTCGGCTGCGATACGCGCGTTGGCCTCAGCAGCGATTGCGGCATTTGCCGACACTGCGGAGTTTTCCAGCACTTCGACGCGGCCGGTCAGGGTGGCGACGTTGGAGTTGGTGTTGGCGACATCAGAGGTGAGACCGCTAACCAGACCAGTGACCGAAGAGACGTTTGCATCGGTGTTTGCCAGATCGCTGGTCAGACCAGCAACGGCGGCATCGGTGTTTGCCAGATCGCTGGTCAGACCAGTGACTTCCGACAGAGCCAGAGCGGCGTTGCTTTCGGCTGCTGCGGCGACTGCCGAGACATTGCCGATGGCGCCGTCAAGGATTTCCACGGCGTCAACAACCGAAACGGCGTTGGCGAGATAGTTGCCTGCTGTGATGGTGAAGGAGCCGTCCGTGCCCAGACCGACCGAGGTTTCGATCAGGTCAACTTCGGCCTGAACAGAACCTTCATTGGCCACGATGTTGGCGATGGAGTTCGCCAGAGCGGAGTCGGCGGCGGCGCGGGTAGCGGCTTCTGCGAACAGAGCAGCGTCGAGCTTGGCGTCGGCATCTGCCAGCGAAGTTGCGTTTGCGAGGTAATTGGTGCCGACCGGCGCCACATAGTGACCGTCTGCGCCAAGGCCAGCACCAGTGATGGTGTTGGAAACGTCAGAGGCGACAGCCGCTACGTTTGCGTTGATGCTCGTAACAGCATTTGTGTGCTGCCCGAACGTGATAGCGTCGCCGGATTCGGAGCCGTCTGCGATTTGGAAACGGACAAACGCGTTGCCCGCTGCATTCTTCGCAGCGAAGGTGCCAGCGGTCTGGATAAGCTGTGCGCCACCCTTACCAAACTGGACCCCGGCGCCAACACCAACGATACCGAAGTTCTTGATATTAGCCATTAATGTATTCTCCTATAGGTTTTGAGAACGTGCGGAGAAAACAGGCTAATGTCTTCGCCACAGCAGTGGTGTTATTTATCCGGGGGTCTGGATTGTTCTGGTATAGTATTAGATGTAGGTAATCGCGACGACCGCGTTGCCGACGGTTGCCCCCGCCGCGCTAAAGTAGAAGTTGATTTGAGTATCCGAACCACTCGTATAGGTATAAGAAGGGGTGGTCGAATAGTCGCCAACTGCGGTCAGATCGTTTTGATCCACAGTCATCAATCGAGTGTTGTCGCCGGAATCACCAACCGTCACGGTTGCCGGAGCATTGAATGCTTCGAGCACGGTGACTGTGACGAACGAAACCCTACGGCCGTTCGAGATGGTGTGGATTGCAGTCGGCGAAGAGGAAGCCGGAGTGAGCGCCACTTCGACAGACTGAGCGTCGGTCTCGGACGAATCCTTATCCGACAGCTTCACCCACACTTCATCAGCCGTGAAGATATACTGCGCCCATTCGCCATTGCCGGTGTCCTGCACGAATGCTTGGTCACCGATCAATGCGGAGATAGCATCACGTCCCGCGATGTTCGGAACGACGTAGGTAGAAGTCCGACGGATGCCCTGATCTATATACAGAGCAGATGCTTTGACGCCGCTTTCGCCACTCAGTAGACCGAAGTCTGCCGTCGGCGAACCCATCGTGTCAAAGAGATCAATCGCGCGAGCGTCGGACGCCGTCAGCACCACAAAGGCGGTGGTAGAAGCCGGGGTAACGAGCGGAAGACCAGTCGATGAGGAACTACCTGCGAAGGGGTTGCCGCCAGCATCATTCGAAATGTTCGTGATCGTGACCGCGTTTCCGACGCTGTCCGTCAGGCGAAGTTGAACACCGTAGGTGCCACTAAACACCGAAGCCACGATATCGGGGATGTTCGCTGCGGTAATGTCGGTCACGATGTCGGTCATATCGGCGTAACCCGGTGTGCCGAAAGCAAGCTCACCATTGGTCGTAGTCGTGAATGTGACTGTCACACCGTTGATAGATGCAGAACTCGGGACTTGGACATATCCAACAGGAGTGGTGGTAGCTTCAACGATGGTCGGACCAATGATAGATGAGGCCACGACACCAGTTTGACTCTGGAAAGCATTCACCGCAGAGACCATATCTGCACTGCTGCCAGTATTCCCAACCGTGATAGTTTGACCATTCAGAGTGAAGGTGTTCCCCGGTGTCGTCGAGGCACCCGAGATTGTTCCCG